TGGCTATAGCCATACCATACATAAAGGACATGGTTGACAGTAGCAACGAAAATAAAAGCGAAAATGTAAAAGCCATCGACAAAATCCTTCAAGATGCCGGCATGCCTGAACTCGGATCAGGCGCATATAAACAAAAGCCCGAAAAATCTCTCGAAAATGCACGCAAGCGCTTGCAAGCCATGAAAGCAGCTCGCAAAGAAGAAGTATAAAAATAATCGTCGTAAATAAACGATTTAACGTCATAGTTATTTATAGAGGGGTATTACCCCTAGGGAGGATTATGAATGTTATTTTTATCGTTATTATGGGGGTGTTTCAACCTAGGATTGGATGATTCCGGCCCTGTTGAAAAAGGCTTAAAACCAATTCCAGAACCAAGTCCGATTCATTGGGAGGCCTGCTCCTATCAACTTGGCGATCACGTATGTGATTTTACCTATGCAAATGCAGAGAACACCACGACAAATCTGTACGATCACTACGGAGAAATTATTGTGATCGATTACTTTACTGAGTGGTGTCCTTATTGTCGGCAAGCAGCCGAAAAGGTCGATTACTATATTGACGAGGACGTAACTTTATTTTCTGTCATGGTTCAAAATCAATGGGGCAACACTCCAAGGGTCGAAGACGTCGAACGTTGGACATCTGCTTACGCACTAGATCCAAACTACGTTCTTGCCGCTGGGGATTACATCAAAGACCCCAACGGAGAGTGGGGTCCGGATATTCAAGCATACCCAAGTTTTATCATTATTGATAGGGACATGATTATACGAGAAAAGGTTATGGGTTGGTCTTTGGAATTAATGCAAGATCTTATCGGCGATATAAAATCTGAAGAGTAGTTATTAGTGGAGGGTTTGATGGATGTTCATTATTTTATTTTTTTGGGGGTGTCTTTCTGATCATGCCCTTACTCACGAGGTGATCAAGGAAGTTCCGGTTTACATTACTGATACTGCTTACGTAGAGGTCGAAGTAGAGGTGGAAGTAGAAGTCGAAGTTGAAGTAGAGGTGCCTGTCCCTGAACAATATCCACTTTGGGTCCAAGCGGTTCTGCAACCAAAACTCGCGAATGGGATTGACATCCTTTGGGTGGTTGACCCTTCTGGGTCGATGAACAATGACATGCCGCGTGTTGCTGATGGTGTTGCGCAAATGATGAACGCTCTTCCCACAAACGTATTTTGGCGCTTGGAAATTCTTTCAACTGACTATGTTAGGGCGTTACAAATGGCATCTTTTCCCTTATTACCGGGTGACTCTGACCTTGATGCGCAAAACCAATTAAGCAATAATGTTTCGGGTCATCGTGAGGGTGGACTTGAAGCTGTTAAATTTTTTATGACGCAAAACATTGATGCCTATCAATGGTTACGAAGTGATGCCGCGCTGTTGATTGTGTTTGTTTCGGACGAAGATGATCGAAGTATTGGATTTGATGGTCAAGCGTTTATCGACTGGGTTCGTTTAGCAAGAGAAACAGTCTATGTTACGGCAATCGTAAATCAAGATAATTCTATAAGTGAGTGTCCAAATACTTTTAGTTCTACTATGGACGTTGGTCGTGAATACATGGATGTTGCAAATTTTTTTGGCGGCGTAGTTATCGACATATGCTCGGACGATTGGACGCAAGGTGTGGCGCAAGCATCAAGCCAGCTCCAGCTAGTTGAAGAAATTAAACTTGAGCACGTCCCTGTCTCGGACCAACACATCGAAGTATTTGTTGACGGAGCAGTATGGCCTGATTGGACATTTGATGCCACGACAAACATCGTAACATTTACCGTTATACCACCAGAAGAATCTCTTATCGAAGTTGTGTACAATTACCTGTAGAATATACTATTTATTGCAGGTGATAAATCATGAAAATAAAAATTATCAAAGAATCTAATGGTGCTTTTGACGCTGCTATGCAGCACATACACAGCGATCCCGGAATTACTGATCCTGATGTTGCCACAGCACCGATGACCAGTCAACAACAAAACCAACAACCTTCTTGGGCAGCTGGATACAAGCACAAGCTGGGACAAAAAACCGATGGACAAATTGCAAGAGAAAAAGCCGAGGAACTGGGGTATACAATTGTTAAACCTTTGGGTCAAGGTTTTTTTGGCAAAGTCTACTTGGTTAAAAAAGACAACGTAGAGTATGCATTTAAAATGGTAAAAAAATCACCTATAAGAGAAGTTGAAAACTATAAAACAGTTTCTGAGGCGAGAAAACAGAGCGCCATTGTTGCCAAACATTTTCCAGAGGTTTTCTATGCCGAAGTAGACAAAGATGATCGGGGTTACATAATTATGGAATTGTTAACCGACAAAGGCCCCAAGTCCCTTATTATACCAGAATTGGTTGGAGATGGCGAAATGCTAGTGCCTATAAACAGGGACAATCCGTATAAAAACCTTAAAAATAGAATGTACATGTATCTAACAAATGAAAACATTCGAGAGGGTGTTTTATTTGGAATGTTTAGTTTATTTATGGCACCTCCTCACATTAAAATACCAATAGAAAAAGCACTGAAGTATAGATTTGGTAAAGATTTTGGCGTTGAGTATCTAAAAACAAAATCAATAGCAGGAGATCAAAAACTAATAGATGACTTAGAGAGGAGAGCTAGAAAGGTAATCTCACCGGATGAAGAGGAATTTATTTTTGATAGAAGCGGGGCCCTGAAGGATGAATTTGTAATCAACCCCGGTGCTCTTACATTTTTAATTATAGCACTAGAAACCGTCAGAGATGCAGACCCATTTAAGGGCACTCCCCAGAGTTGGTACACCAGAACGCAAACTGCCGCTGTTGTAGAATTTATGACCTTCTACAGACAAGGGGCGCCTGTTCCTTTTAATTATGGTGACATGGGAACCAAGGGCGGAGCACCGGAACAAGTTGCCAGCGTCTATAAAGACGCCATGTCAATCAGAGAAGCAATGAAAGAATTAGCAAATATTACTGGTCTTTTTGCAAAAGATGTACATGGTGGTAATATTATGATAAGACCAAGCACGCAAGACTTTGTGGTTGTTGACCTTGGATTATTTAAGCCTCGACCAAAACAAGGATATTACGAAGGTAAACGTTGGTCTAAGAAACAACGAAACAAAAGAAAAAAAGGATGTGCAAACCCGAAAGGCTTCACAATGAAACAATTTTGTAAAAACCAGAGAACAAAATCTAAAAAAGGTGAAAGAACAAATGAAGGAATTGAGCGTAACATAGTGACTGTAAGAATTACTAAGGACCTTGACGAACGTAGAAAAAAACGTAACAAAGGTGGCAAATGTCAAAAAGGCTATAAAACACATCCGACTCGCAAAACAAAAAAAATGTTTGGTAGAAGGTACCGCAACTGTGTTAAAGCAGAAGGTCAAATAGATGAAAGAGAATTGACTCCCGCTGAATATGAAAAGAAAAAAGAAATAGCAAAGGGTATAAAAAAAAGTAACCCATCAATGCCAGATGACAAAAGATATGCAACAGCAACAAAATTAGCAAAACAACAAGATCTTGATGAACGTAAAAAAAAGCGAGATCCCAAAAAGGGAACCGGTAAAAAACCAAAAGGCTCTGGTAGAAGATTATATACGGACGAAGATCCAAGTGATACAGTGTCCGTAAGTTTTAAGTCTGTTTCGGCAATAAAGAAAACTTTAGCCAAACCTTCTTTCAAATCTAAGAGTCATAAACGACAGTCGCAAATAATTAATTTGATACACCAAAGATCCAGAGCAGCTTACAGAAATGCAAAAGACCCAAAGGTAAAAGCAAGATTAAAAAAGGCATTTAACTATGCCAAGAAGCGTAAAGAGGCTTCTAAAAAGAAAACTATTCGTATGAGGAAAAAGAAAAAATGAACGAAGAAGAGCTAGAAGAGAAAAAGAAGCGTCGTAAAAAACGTAAGAAAAAGCGTAAAGTCAAAAAGAAAAAAGGCAAACGTGACGCATGCTATTACAAAGTCAAAGCAAGATATAGTGTGTGGCCGTCTGCTTATGCTTCTGGTGCTCTCGTAAAATGTCGAAGAGTAGGTGCCAAGAATTGGGGTAACAAATCAAAAAAGAATGAGTCTTTAAATGAAGAGTTTAAGCCTCACATGATGTATGATCCAAAGACTGGTAAATCAGAAAAAGCAAATAAAAAAGAAGATCACGAAAGATTGGCTAAGCAAGGCTATACCCATGTTGATCCTCAAGAGCTAGAAAAAGTACTACGAGATGAGGGTGGAGCATCAGGTATGGACCCCTTTGTTAAGGCTGTTGGTAAAGGCATGGAAGATGAAATAGAAGATACTCTTGATGATATGCCAAACGTCGGACAACATACGGACAAAGACTACATCTTAGATGATGGAGAAGAAATAAACATACAAAAAGAACAAAAATTGTTAACAAAAAAGATTAGAGTTAGAATCAAAAGAAAACTTGAGGAAGGAATATGACCGGATCTATTATAGAGCAGGATGTTCTAAACGAAGAAAAAAAAGAAAAAAAGTGCAAGAGATGTGGCACTATGAACGCATGTGGTAATCAAAAATGCACCAACTGTGGTCATGACAAATTTGGTCCATGTAACGAATCAATCGACGAAAAAAAGAAGCGTCGAAAGAAACGAAAAGTAAAGCGCAAGAAAAGAAAGGGCGGCAAACGCGATGGCAAAGGAGCCAGTAGTAAAGGCTATTCCCTTCGTGACTGGTTTAAAGGTGGGGGTTGGGTTCAGACTGGTGGAAAGTATGACGGTAAGCCTTGCGCAAAGCAACCCGGTCAAAAAACCAAACCTTATTGTAGAGATCCTGACGATAGAGCCAAGATGAGTAAGAAAGAAAGAGACAAAAGAGCTCGTAAAAAACGTAAAGAAGATCCAAATCCAAACCGAAGAGGTAAGGCCAAAAACGTAAGGCAGAAAAAGAGTAAAAGGAAAAATGAAAGTATGTTGACACCAGATTTTATGATGACATTAATTGAGCAGGAGTTAAACTCTATGCTTAATAGTGGAGAACTTTATGAACATTTTCTGATTGAAAACGGCAGTTATGAAGATGGATCTCCGCTAGAAGAGGATTTTGAATTTTTTGAAGTCCTGAGTGAGGATGAAATCGAAGAAGCAGTTTACAGAGGTAAAACTGTTAAACTAAATAAACCAACAAGAGGTGATGTAAAGAAATTTAAAGTCTACGTTAATTCTGGACGTAAAGACAAGAAAGGTCGAGTAATAGCCAAAAAAGTAAACTTTGGACACGGAGGTTCAAGTGCAAGAAAAAAAGGCGAAAAGACCATGAGAATCAGAAAAAATAATCCAAAAGCAAGGAGAAATTTTAGAAAAAGGCACAACTGTGCCAATCCGGGACCTAAAACCAAAGCTAGGTACTGGTCATGTAAAAAGTGGTAAGGAGGTATCATGACAAATGGAAATTTTATTGGAATCTTTGGCTCAATATGGGCCTTTGGGCCTGTGGACTGCTTCGCTTCTGTATGCGAACTATCAAACTAGAAAGGAAGCTAAAGAAGAGGAACGTATACTACAGGATAAAATCATAGATAAACTAGATAAGCAAAATACTATGTTAGAAAAAACACTTGATAAGCTGGATCTAGGTTTAGATAAGATGAAAGAACAGAGAATAAGAGAGCTAAACACTAGAACTTAATAGTTTATGAGTTATAATATAATAAAAAAGAAAATTAATAAAAGAAAAAGCTTGACATGTTACCCTCCAGATGTTATAATTAAGTTGTAAGTAAAATGACAATTAACAACATACTAACAATATAACATATTTTGAGAGGATATGCAAGTGAAAGATAAAAAAAAGATTATAAGTTTTGACTTTGACAATACAGTAGCCATTACGTATGTCGAATTTGAAAAAGATTCAGATCCTGAGCCTGTATTTTTAGAGTACAATAACAAAATTGTGTCTCTTATGAAAGAGCATATTGATAATGGTGATGATGTTTACATCGTAACATCCAGATACCGACACCTAGAGCAGGAATACCCTGAGCAAGATGTACCTTATCACCTTAATAAGCTTGGTTTGACAGAATATTTCTGGCCCGACAGGGTATTTTACATGAATGGTGGTCTAAAAGATGAAAAATTAAGCGAGCTCAACGTTGATTTACACTATGATGACTCCATGGAAGAACTTTTAGCATGCAGATCAGCCGGTATACCATGTAAAAACCCCTTAGACTTCTACAAAGATGCGAATGTAGTCGGTAAATCAGTAATATATGACGACTCAGATAAAATTTTGATCCTGAAAAGAGGTGATAAAGGCACAAAATGGGACTTACCCGGTGGCCACATCAAAGAAATAGAACTTCAAAGAGGTCAATTCGGTCTCCAGAAGGGTTTAGAAAGGGAAGTTGCTGAAGAAACTGGTATAATTTTACCAAACGAAGAGTTTTACTACGACTTTAGTAATACTTTTGAGGACAAAACAAACCAAGTTCATATTTATTTAACAAAGATGGACACTGTTGAACCAGATGTTGACCTTGAAGTGCAAGAATTTAGAGAAAATATTGATTACAAGTGGGTACCAATAGACAAAATGGATCAATATATGGCCAATGGTACCACACTTTTTGTTGAAGTTATGGAAAAATTAAGAAAAGATGGCAAAAAAATGACTAATGAAGGCAAATATCTTGCTGCGCAACACAAAAACTGGCGAAAAATGAAGACTAAGTTGATTGGAACCGGTAAAAACAAGCATAAGGGCGGCGGAAAGGGTCACAAAGAGACAGATATGGGCCCATCTAAGAACGTTTTGGCGTTATATGAAGAAGATGATAAAAAAAAAGCAAAAATTAAGGTAAAAATCGTAAAAAAAGACGAAAATCTTGATGAAAAGAAGAAAAAACGTCGAAAAAAACGAAAAAAGAGCAAAAAATCAAGACATCAGCCCAAAGCTGGGCGCTCAAGTAAGTATTTTGGCTCAAGTTACTTTGATTATGGCCTATTTGACGGAGAATCGGGTGATTCTGGCGGTGGAGACGGCGGTGGAGGTGAATAAATGGATAATTTTGTTGAAAAATGCACTTATTTTGCTGTTTTATTCATATTTTTCATGATTTTTTGTTCGATTATTGGCTTTGAGAGCACAATCATAACAATTTTACTACTTATATTAGCAAACATGAGGTACAAATAATGAAGTTTTCAAAGCAGAGAATGGTAGAAATTATCAAAGAAGAAATGGAAAAAATGGACCACTCTCATCATAAATTGCATGATAAAGAGGGAAAAATGGCAAAAAGTCAACTTTATCAGCTCTCAAGGTACTCTGCAATGCTACATGATGCCCTAGAAGAAGACGATCAGTTAGAAGCTTGGGTTCAATCTAAGATAACAAAGGCTATGGACTACATTTCAAAAGTAAAACACTACCTAGAGTATGAAATGGACCTAGAATATACAGAACCAAAGGTGGATCTCCACAAATCAACAGAATCAGGGTGCGGACCAAGTCCTCAAATGGAACCAAAGACTTACGTCTATGAAGTTGCTGATGATCTAGAGGAATGAAGACAAGGATCATGTCACTAGGTGAGATATTTTTAAAAAATTTTAATGTTGGTGACTATGTGACATGGAGAGTACTTTCCGGTAATATAGAGGTACACTATTGTCAATACCAAGGAATCATTACAGAGATAGTTCATTATGACGATGACATAAGACCTGTGTACTATGCTAAAATTTTAGAAAACAAATCTGCTCAAATCTTTTGCGTTGTACTATCTTGTTTAACAAAAATAGAGACTAATTAGTATATGCATTGTAAAATAAATAACAAGTCAAATTACAATATAAAAGAGTTTGAACCTCTAGTACAAGATATGTACAAGTTTGGTGATAAAAGGTTTGGTTTTAAAAAACCACCAGTAATCAATTTTGTCTCTGACACAAACAATCATCATTTGCTTGGTAAAACAGGCCAATATGATCCTAGCACTATGGAGATAACAATCTTCACAGACAACAGGCATCCAAAAGATATGATGAGATCGATTGCACATGAACTTATCCACCATGTGCAGAATTTGAACAATCAATTTGACATGCATACTCAAACCTATGCTGGCTATGCACAAAAAGATCCTCATATGAGAAAAATGGAAGCTGATGCCTATTTAAGAGGAAACTTATTGTTTAGAGATTGGGAAGATGGATACAAGTCTCGACACAAAGATATTTTTTACGAAAGGAGAATACACAAAATGTCTACAAAAAAATGGAAAAATAAAGAGCTTAACGGACTCTTGAATGAACGTTGGGGATTCTCCATGGATCTCGGAATGCTCAATGAGCAAAAGATGCCAATGAAAAAAGATACTGATGATGTCGATGAAGATGGTGACACAGATGAGATGGTTCCCGCCTTCCTAGACAAAGGTGATGTTAAAAAGCCAAAGAAATCTGGAAACCCACAGCCTCCACAACTTGCAAAAGCACAAGGTAAAAAAGCAGATGATAACGACGAAGAAGAAAGTGATAAAAAAGAAAACAACGACGATGAAACGTCAGACCTTGAAGCAGAAATCTTAGGTGTACTAGAAGCAGAAGGTGGAGCCGCTGGTATGGAAGCACTAGAGAAAGAACTCGATGCATCAAAAGATCAGATCCGTAGAGAAATCGAAAAATCAGACAAGATGGAAAAACACCGAGACGGGGACATTATTGATATAACCGGTCTTGAGGATCACGATGATAAAGATGATGACGAAGAAGAAGAAAATGAAAACCTTTACGAAAGCTGGGGTTTCTCGATGAACCTTAATAAATTGAACGAGTCAAAAGATCTTGAAGAAATGCGTATTGTAGCCACTGGCGAAGATAAAGGTGCTGGTATGAAAATGAGTGACATGAAACCCATGGGAACCATGGATATGGCTGCTCAACAGCACCCTGACAACTTGATGGCTCTTTTGCAAGACGTTGTTGGCTCTCAAGCACCACAGATTGATATTGAAGAGTTGGCTGCAAAGATTCGTGCTGCAATGGGAATGGAACAACCCTCAGCCGATATGCCTCCTGCTGAAATGCCACCCATGATGGAAAAGAAAATCAGAAAAGCAGCAAAAGAAGCCTTGCGTCGTATGGCAGCACAAAAGAGAAAGTAATATGAAAAAGAAAGTAACTATAACCTCACTAGAAGAATTAATGGAATTATCTGGTATGTCTGCTGGGGGGGCCGGAATAGAAGGAGCACCTGCTAAAAAAGAAACGACTCAAACCGAGGCGTTACTGAGATCTCATATAAGAAACAAAATCAAACAATTTAAAAAACAAGAGTATTTGAAAGAGAAACAACTTCGAGCACTGATAAGAAAGTATCTTAAAGAAGCAAAAGAAGTAGCCAATCCTCACCCCAACACGGGGATCAACAAGTTACGTGATGCTTTTAGAAAAGCAAAACCAACAATCAAATCTCAGTTTCAGCAGTTGACTACTTCAGAAGATCAACGAACTTCATTTGTATCTCACTTGTTAGCTGCTTTTGTTCGCTTGTTTGATCAACTGGATGCTATGAATGCTTCAGGAGCAACACCTGAAGAAGCAGCAGATGCTGCCGATCAAGACGCAGCAGACTTAGCCGCTGGAGGTGACTTAGCAGCACCAGATGCTGGCGCAGCAGAAGATATTGAAGATGAAGTAAAAGATCTTCTCGAACAGGTTGGTATCGATATTGTAACAGACGAAGAAGAAGCTGCTAAACCAAAAAGTCAAGTTGAAAAAGATGTGGCTAAAAAACAAGACCAAGATGCTGAGCGCGAAGAGTTTGCCGCTGGATTAGAAGGTGAAACCACCGGTAGAAATCAGGCATTTGACGCGTTCAGATTGACACAATCATATTTTTCTGATGCTTACTTAGATCTTGCAGATCCAACAGATAAGCAAATGTTTAAAGACTGGTGTTTATACAACATGGATCTTTTGCTAAAATCATTTGAAGAAGAAATTAAGCCTGATTTAGAAAAGCCTGAGATTGATTCTCCTGAAGGTGCCTAATGTGGCAAAAGAAAAATCAAGAGTATAAGGGAAAGTCTTATCACTATTCTTTTATTAATAAACTTAAGAAACGTAAAAGAATTACTAGTGAGTTTGAAGTTATACTTTCTACACTTACGCTTGAAGAAATAATTGCGATGAAATTGGAGCTATCCTCCAGATATATAAACAATAGGCTTTATAACTTTCCCATCTGGTCATCTCTAAATAATATTATCAAAGAAGCAGTGTTAAAGTACGCCCTTTCAGCATGTAGGTCATACTCGGACTCTGCTTCTTTTTTAGGTATAAATCAAAGAGAATTTAAAAATTTAATAAAAAAATATAATTTAGAGCTTGACAAAGAAGAATAATAATGTTATAATATTTTATACAATGGAGGAATTATGTTAGATGAACAAATAGATAGGATTATTGCTAAATTTAAAGGTAAAGGTGGAGACGATGAAGCCGAGTGCATACTAATTGACAACAATGCCGACAGAAAAGAAGGCTACGTCTCAGTGTGGGGCTGCAACCACAATATAGCAAAAATAGCAAATAGATGTAGAAAAGATATCATAAGAATTGATGAAAATTGTGATGGAGTATCTCTTTATATTAAGAGGAAAGCATTTCGAGGTGTTGTATATGCTTTTCGCAATACAAAGGACTAAAAAATGAAAGATGACAACAAACCAGTATCGTCAGACGATATGATAATGAAGCTAGCAAGTATTATAAAAAACGGACTAGCATTTGATGAAAAAATCACAGACCAACAAAAAGACACTTACAGGGCTGATCTAGTTGCATTTATAGCAGAAACGCCTTATTATGCGGCTTTTTATGATCATGATACCATGACAATAATGGTTGAGACTAGTTACTTTGATCCCCTCCTTTGTGTAGATATCACAAATGATGGGATCTATTTTCTTCCACTCACAGAAAAGGGATATTACAGAGCATTTATAAAAGTAGTAGAGTTTATCATGCTACAGAAAAAGAAATTTAATGACGTACAAGAAGAACAACAGCAGGAGAAAGAAGTTGAGCCCAAGCAGATCCCAAACTTCGACTTCTTATAGAAAAGCTATGAAAGTATTTTACTTAAATCGCCTTGAAGATGAATCCGGTATATCAGGTACCGGTCGTGTAGCTCAGGGTTTTATATTTGACAACGGCAAGGTTGCTCTGACATGGCTTTCAGAACACCCGTCAGTCACAATTTATGATAATATTGGTGAGGTTAGAGCAATCCACTCTCATGATGGTAAAACCGAGATTGAAATGGTACCAGACTATAAGAGAGCATTTAACGAATTAAAATCGTTCATGGATAACTTTTCACTAAAAGAGGCTTTTTCTTCAAAAGTCCCAGTGGATTCACCAGCAGCAAAAATGTTAGACAACAAGGAGAACTAATGGACAGCATATCAGACAACCTAATGGAGCTCTCAAAGCTTCTACAAGACAGTGATCCAGAAACTCAAGTAATGTTTGCGCAAATATTTGAACTTTCTAGAAAAATGGCCGAAAAAGGAATAACGGTACAACACCTACAAATGTTAGTTATTGTCGGCCATCAAGTATCACAAAATCCTGAACTAAAGCAAATGTATCAATATCTTTTCAACATGACGAAATTTAATCCAAACGATACATTTCATTAACATATTAGGACTAATCTGCCTCGTTTCTCTATTTATAGTGAACGAGGTTTTTTTATTATGAATAGAAGATTGATCGGGGCTAGTGTATTGAAGCACCCCATTGTCAAGAGGCTGTTAGAGTCTCGCATGTTTACCACCAGCGAAGTTATAAGGATAGTTGCTGAAGAGCTTTCTGCCGAAGAGGTAAACGCTTTTTTAAATGCAGCAAAAGAAGATCCCAAAAAAGGTGCCACAAAAGCCTACAGAGATTTAGCAAAAAAATATCATCCTGATAGAAATAAAGACGACCCAGAAGCAGAGGTTGCATTTAAACAAGCAACTAATTTGAACAACATTATTAGCGGTAAAGACCCTAGCATGCTAAAAGATGAATTGACTGTAAAAGCACTTAAAGCCGCTGGATACTCTGATCAACAAATCCAGTCTTTTCAAGGATCTCAAAAAATAGATTTACAAGCAGAGCCGGGTAAAGAAACAGAAGATAAGCCCGCAGCAGGACAAGAAGACATTGATGCAACAAAAGAAGAAGTCATATCTGCTAAAAAATTCCAAGAACAGTTAAAATCTGTCTACGATGCTTTCGAAGCAGTATTAAAAAAGTACGCCGACAATGCTGAGGGACTTTATTCAATAGAGGCTGTTAAGGAGTTGGTTCCTGTTTTAAAAGAAAACATGTTGACCGAGCAAGATGAAGATATTGAAAAGCTCATCACGGATGACGCAACAGAATCTATCAAGAGAATAGCAAAAGCACTGAACGATCTGAAAGCAGAAATAAATAAAGAAGTCCAAGAGATCATGAAAGCCACACAGGAAGAAACTGCTGTTGCCGTAACAGAAGAGAGAGGCTCTGGTGCTTTTTTGAAACCAAAAGAATTTAAAGATTGGTATAAGAAAAACATAAAAGATAAGTTTCCCGGAGCCAACCTAGGTAAAATATTGCAAGTTCTTAAGAAAGAACTAGCAGATGTTGGAATAGGGTACGGAACACTTTTAAAAGAGTACTTAGATAAAAATGATTTAATGAAAGCATTAGTAGATGCTGGTGCTATACCTGATAACCAAATAGCGCCACAGTTGACTGGTCAAATTGTAATTTTCTTAAAATCTATGGCTCAAAAACACAAATGGCCAGATCCTAAAAAACCAGAAGAAGCAACTCCTGAACCTGCCCCTCTAACCGTTCAACAAAAGTCTTTTCCACTTGCTGTCCTCATGAAAGGTGAGTTGACAACGCAAGAGCATGGGCAACTTGTTAAGGCCACAAAAATATACGGAGATCTATACAAAAGAATACAGCGTTGGGTTAAAATTTATGGTTTGCTTGCTAGGTTTATTAGTAGTAGTACAAAGAAATTAACAGGACAAGAAGATCCTCCACAGCAAAAATTAATCGCTCAGGTGCAACAACTACAGTTGCCTAAATTACCAGACCCTCCACCTCCTGATCCCGATCCTGATCCAACTCCAGAGCCCGATCCTCAGCCCGAAGAAGACGAAGAAGAAGAGGAAGACGAAGGTATATTTATTCCTGTGCAAGAGTTCAATAAACTGTTTGATGCCTTGGAGCCAAACTATGAAATGTTTGAAAATAGATTTCTTAAGACACCATTCCTAGGAACAGCTGCAAAAATCTTTAACGGCCTGTATGACGGGCTAAAACAGTTTGACAATGCTGCTCAACAAGCAGGGCAAGCAAACCTAACGACAGCAGATATTGCTGATGAACAATCACCAGCAACAGATAGACAACAAGCACCAGCAAAAAGAGATGACCTTTATGAACAAGACACTGGTCTTGGAGAAAATATTAGACCGCAACTTATGGAAATATTAAAAGAGTTGAGGCCTCAAGTTAAAGAAGTTGTTGATCTAATCGATAGATATTTTGAAACTGTCAAATCACAACCAACAGGTGAGGATGATGAAAGATCTACAACCATTGGTGGTGGGGTTATAGAAGAAAAAATAACCACAATAATGGATTCAATACAGAATAATTTAGGTGAACTTAACGAGCTTCTATCAAGACTCGGTGCTAAAAAAGGTGATTTCTATTCTTTGAAAGAACAAGAAGAGGAAGCAGGAGCACCAGATACACCAGAGTCATTTACCGATAAAGGCAAGGGTAAGAGAAAACGTAGAAACAAAGTTCCAAGGGCTGAGCGAATAAAAATGGTCAGAAATGTTTATAGGCAAGTTGTTTCTAACTTAGTTGAGTTTATCACCGCTGTTGAAGGTCTAAGAGGCGTAGACTCAGTGGACTACACAAAGCAAATGAGGCCTTTAATTGAGAACTCCCTAGACGAACTTGATACCATAAGAAACTTTTTTCCGACAATGGCTCCTTTTGGCAAGGCTAAGAACGCCAAAGAAAAAAGAGAAGTAAGAAAACAAGCAAAAAATCTTGGTCGAAAACTTAATGATATCGTTGACCGTCTCAATAGAATGGTCAGACAGAAAGATCCTGATAGAAAAGAAAAACAACAGTCTCGCGGAGGAGTGCCCCAACAAGGCGATCAGACAGTTCCAGATCAAAAAGTTGACAATTTACAAGAGCAACAAAACTTTGATAAAAGCACCTTGAAAGAATTAATTGAGTTGACATTAACATCTTCTAAGATGATTCAAGATGCATTCGGAGCAGACTCAAAGATAGGAAAGGTCGTCGCTCAAAAGAGAGAAATCAAAGATACAGATGCTGCCCCTACGGCTGCTGGTGAAAAGGCAATTAAAGCTGGAAAAGCCACAACACCAGAGGATCCTGTGGCCGGTGAAGAAGATGAATCCAAAGCAGCGTTCAACGAAGTTGATAGTCCTCAAGAGGCCTTAACAGCATACAGAGATTTAAAATCAGTTATAAAAACCAGAATGGGAATTATAAAAGATCTTGCTCCTAACAGCTCGTGGAAAAATGATCCAATGTATACATACATATTTTATGTTTTTCTCAAAAATGATTTTGAAAGTGTGGTCAAAGAACAGGATGAACCTAAGATAGGGTCACCAACTGGGCCCGGACTTGATAAATTAGGCTTAACAGTTGACAAGGTTAAGTTTTTGAAAAACGTTGTGAAAGCAAGGGCACTAAAGAAAGACGATGATGGAAACCCAGATAATCCTGATCTATACTTTTTCTACACCGGAGTAGCAAAAATAATATCAGACCCCAAAAGAAGAAGAATATTCATGGAGAAAGTGATAGAACCTTTAGACGATAGAACAAAGAAACAACAAAGAAAATTCAACCTCAATGCACAAGACTTGAGAACATTTATTGTGAAAGCGGTAGAGATGAGAGATGCTGCGGAAAGAGATCCAACTGCTGGAACTGCCAATGAAAACTTAGAAAGAAAAATTATTAACAAACTCAAACCAATTATTGAAAGGATGTTACATGGCTAAAAAAAATTACGTGATCGATACGTCGGTCTTTTTATCTGATTCTCGTTGTATATACAAGTTCGGAAATGCAGACTTATTCATTGCCTATAAAGTTCTAGAAGAAATTGATAAACACAAGAAGCGACAGGACTCTGTTGGTTTTCATGCACGTCAAACAATCAAGATCTTAGATGAACTTCGTGCAAAAGGGTCTCTTGCAACTGGCGTAAGACTTGAAAAAGGTAAGGGAGTGTTCAAAGTTGAAGAAGGACAGATAACTCTACCAGACGGACTTTCTATGAAAGTACCAGATCATCAAATATTGGCAACTGCTCTATACGTCAAAGAGTCCAATCCTAGACGAAAGACAATTGTTGTGTCGCGTGACATAAACATGAGAGTTATAGCTGATGCAATTGGCATTGAAGCAGAGGAATACCAAACAGTCAAAGCAGTTGAAAGCACTGACAAGATCTATACAGGCTATCAAGAGATTGTTGTTGACGACGAACTGGTTGAACAATTTTACAACGACGAAGAAATACGACTCGACGAAGAGTTGTTAAAAACACAAAAAGTCAAGCTCTATGCAAACCAGTTTGTTATGTTAATTTCTTCCTCTAATCCGAAGAAAACTGCACTTGCAAGGTACATAGATATGGTACACCCCCTTGACAAGATTAGAGATCGAAAACATGAGACATCTTGGGGAATTTTACCAAGAAACAAGGAACAAACGTTTGCGTTTGATCTGTTGTTTGACGACACAATTCCATTTGTCTCTTTGATTGGTCGAGCAGGCTCTGGAAAAACTCTCATGGCAATCGCTGCTGGGATGGAGCAAACACTAGGAATGCATGGTAATAAGTACAGAAAGCTCGTAGTGTCAAGACCCGTACAACCCATGGGAAAAGATATTGGCTTCTTACCCGGTGACCTAAAAGAAAAAATGATGCCATGGTTGGCACCGATCCAAGATAACCTTGAAATGATAATAGGACAGGATAAAGTCGTATTTAAGCAGTTTTTAGAACAAGGAAAGATCGAGATAGAGGCCCTTACCTATATTCGTGGTAGATCGATTAACAACGCCTTTATGATCATTGACGAGGCACAAAACCTCACAGCACATGAAGTTAAAACAATCATCACTAGAGTTGGTGAAAACACAAAGGTTGTTCTAACCGGCGACATTGAACAGATAGACAATATCTATACAAATGAAACCTCAAACGGGCTCACTTATGCCGTTGAAAAGTTCAAAGAACACGACCTCGCCGGACATGTTACCTTTATGAAAGGTGAAAGGTCGCGAATCGCTACCTTGGCATCAAAGATCCTCTAAATGAAATTTTAGAATATATTTATACTTGACAACCGATTGGTTGTGTGTTATATTACTAATATAACGCTGGAGACATTATGAAGTGGATTTCAAATTCAATTAACGAATCACAAATCTTAAAGGATCATTACACATTGCATAGTATAGATATAATAGTAAAAGATACATTACCTGACAACGTCGATATAGACTTTGTCATAAAATATATCACTACCAGAATACCAAAGTTTTTGATAACTGGGGTTGATATTATATATGTTGGACAATTTGATCATCTTATTGAGAAGGGTGTGAACGCCTTGTATGAGGACGGAGCAGTATATATAACAAATGATCAAGATGACGAAATGGATATGATTGATGATATAGTGCATGAGCTAGCACATGCTGTCGAGGTCAATTATTTTGATGTTATCTATGGTGATGGCACTTTAGAAGCAGAATTTTTAAGAAAGCGTAATCAATTACATGACATATTGAAATTAAGCAATTTAAAGCCACCTCCGCAACTTTTAATTAATGTGTCGTTTGATCAAGTTATCGATGATTATCTGTACAAAGAAGTTGGGTACACAGCCCTTTGGAATTACGTTGTAGGAATATTTCCTTCACCTTACGCAGCGACAAGCTTAAGAGAATATTTTGCTCGTGGCTTTGAAGAATTTTTTATTGGAAACAGAAAAAAGTTGACATATTTTAATAGTGTGTTATATTCTAAGTTACAAGATCTTGTAGAATTGGAGGAATAATGCATATATCTTTTTCAGAACTTAAAATGTGGGCAGAGTGTCCATGGAAGCACCGGCTTGTCTATATTGATAAAATAAAGAAGTTTGTCGGAAATGAATTTACAGCCTTTGGATCAGCGCTTCACACTCTTTGTGAGCATGCGATTGTTGATAAGATCCAAGACGATGAGTATGATGAATTTTTCGAACACAGCTTTGAAAAAGAAATCGCAAAACTACTCGTACGAGGAGCTGAGTTTGATCAAAAACTCGTTGATGACATGCTCGATCAAGCAAAAATCCTGTCACCACAAATCATACCAGAGGTTGTAAAACACTTTGATAATTATGAAGTAGTCTCCGTAGAAGAAATGTTATACGAAGAGATTAAAGACTTTCAGACAGATCATAAGTTCAAAGGCTATATAGACCTAGTTCTCAAAACACCAGACGGTAAATATCACATTATTGATTGGAAAACATGCTCTTGGGGTTGGGATGCTAAAAAGAAGTCTGACAAGCTCATAACATACCAATTGACACTGTATAAAAAGTTTTTCTGTCAAAAACATGATATAGATCCATCGCTTGTTGAAACTCATTTTGCACTACTAAAAAGAACTGCCAAGAAAAATAACGTTGAGATATTTCGTGTGACATCAGGACCTAGAAAAACAACAAATGCAGTTGATTTATTAACAAGAGCAGTTAAATCAATAAAAAGTGGCCTTAAAATAAAAAATAGAAACTCTTGCACATTCTGTGAATTTAAGAACACAACTGACTGTCCAAGATAAAATTAATTTTTTTTATTTTTTTTCTTGACAAAGTAATTTAATCGTGTTATAATATATTAAACAACACGAGGTACGACTTGTCAAAGAAAAAAATATTAACACTATCTGATCATCCTCTCTCGCCGTCCGGTGTCGGAACCCAAACAAGATATATTTGTGAGGCTCTTCTTGATACCGGGCGGTATTCTATTATTAGTTTGGGAGGCGCGATCAAACATAAGGATTACAGACCAGTTCAGCTAGAACAATATGGTGATGACTGGAGGATAATCCCTATAGATGGATACGGCACTCAAGAAATGATCCGATCTATTTTAAAAACCGAAAAACCAGATGTCATTTGGTTCATGACCGATCCACGATTCTGGGGCTGGCTATGGGAGATTGAAAATGAAATTAGGCCACTTTGCCCAATGGTGTATTACCATGTATGGGACAACTACCCTTATCCTTTTTACAACAGGAATGCTTATTTGTCTAACGACCACATTGTCACTATTTCTAAAGTTACTGACGATATAGTAAGAAATGTAGCACCAGAAGTAAAATGTACATATTTACCACATGCAGTAGATTTAAACTTCTTTAAACCGATGACCGATGAAGAAATTAAATCAATTAGAGATACAACGTTACCAGAACAAGATCGTGATAAAGTAATTTTCTTCTGGAACAATAGAAATGCACGTCGAAAACAATCTGGTACGCTCATATGGTGGTTCAAAGAGTGGTTAGATAAAAAAGATTTGCACGACAAAGCACAGCTCATAATGCACACTGAACCTAAAGACCCTCATGGACAGGACCTAGAGCACATAATTAATCATCTTGGGTTGGACCAACGCCAAGTCCTCCTATCAACTCAGAAAGTACCACCTGAGCATCTAGCATCAATGTATAATTTTGTTGATTGTACAATTAATGTTTCAGATGCTGAGGGATTTGGTTTGGCCACTCTTGAATCGCTATCCTGCGGCACGCCTATTATCGCCACGATGACAGGAGGTCTTCAGGAGCAAATCACAAACGGTTCTGATTGGTACGGCGTTGGTCTCTTCCCTACTTCAAAATCAGTCATTGGATCTCAAGATGTTCCGTATATCTATGAAGATAGAATAGATAAAGCGCAGTTTCATTCTGCACTGACCAAGATCTATTCCATGGGTCATGCAGCCCGAAGAGAAATGGGATTGCAAGGTAGAGATCATGTGATGAAAAACTACAATTTTATCGACTTCAAATCTAAGTGGATCGATCTTATGGACAGCGTGCTAGAAAGTGGATCTCATGAAACACGAACAGGATATAACGGAATCAGATTTAAGGAGGTCGCATGAAAACCAACATATTTGTAAAAGGCCCTGTATTGTCACAAAGTGGCTATGGCGAACAAGCTCGCTTTGCATTACGTGCATTGCGAAGCAGAGAAGATCTATTTGATATATACATACTACCTATCAACTGGGGAAAAACAGGCTGGATATGGGAAAATAGTGAATTTAGATCTTGGATGGATGAAAGAATAGCAAAAACACAAATTGCAATAAATAACAAATCTCTAAAAGCAGACGTATCGTTACAAATAACTATACCAAATGAATTTGAAAAAATATGCCCGGTAAACATTGGGTATACCGCTGGTATAGAAGCAACCAAATGCTCACCGCAATGGTTACCTAAAGGTAACGAGATGGACAAAATTATTGTTGTTTCTAGCCATGCTAAAAACAGTTATAAAAATACAGTAGCAGAGGCAATAAACAATGACACTGGTGAAAAGTTTGAGTACAAGCTGAACACAGATATTAAAGTTGTTGGAGAATGCACACCAAGACACGAACCAGAAGCAATCGAAGGTTTTGAGTTGGATTATGACAAGAATTTTCTGATGGTATCCCAGCTCGGACCACGAAAAAACCTTGAAAACTCAATATGTTGGTTTGTAGAAGAGTTTATCGATAAAAAAGTCGGATTGGTATTGAAGACTAATTTCAAGAACAATTCAATATCAGACTTTAGCACGATCTCAAATCACCTCTCTACTTTACTAGAGAAATATAAAGATAGAAAATGTAAGGTCTACTTGCTTCACGGAGATCTCAAACCATCACAGATGACTTGGCTATACCAGCATAAAAATATTAACGCTCTTATTAATGCATCTCACGGTGAAGGTTTTGGCTTGCCATTGTTTGAAGCAGCAAGAGAAGGTATGCCCGTTGTTACGCTTGGCTGGTCTGGACAGTTAGACTTTTTACACCATGATGGCGATGACTATTTCCAATCAGTTGATTACACCTTACAGCCAATCCAACCACAAGCAGTGTGGCCGGGAGTTTTAGAAAAAGAGGCTATGTGGGCATTTGCCGATCAAGGCAGCTACAAGATGACCTTAAGAAAAACACTTAGAGACTATAGAAAAGTTAAACAAAAAGCACAGAAGTTAAAGACTATCATTGATCAAAAATTTAGCGAAGAAAAACTATACGCTGATTTCATAGATGCCTTACAGATTGCACAACCTGAAGAAGAAACACAGGTGGTCATACTGTAATGAAAGTTATTTTTTCTAGTCAATTCAGAGACAGTAGTGGTTATGCATCCGCAGCAAGATCTTATCTAAAGTCAATAGACACAGTTATAGAAAACTATGATTATGACTTTAAGATACTATCAATTTCTGTGGAAGACCACAGTGCTGTTTCTGATTACTATGAACAATTAATTTCAAAGTACGAGATAGATTTAGATTCAATTGATGAGTATATCAAAGAAGATTATCTACTCATATGGCACCAACCAGCAGGAATGGTGATGTATGGAGACTCTAACAAAAGTAATGATCCTGAATGGATAGCGTTCAAAAAGCTGTTGGATAACTCAACCAAGAATGTGAACATGACAGTTTGGGAGTCTGATAAGGTTCCAGATATGTGGTCTGCAATACACAAGAAGTATAAAACAACCTCAGTCATAGTCCCTTGTCAACAAAACAAAGACATTTTTGAAACATCAGGTATCTCCGCTCACCTGCTACCTCACGTGATTGAAGATCCAATGAAAAATCCCAAAGAGATAAATGGGTTTCCTATAAATCTAGACGACATGTTTACTGTGTTTTCTATGTCACAGTGGATTAATCGAAAGGGTTATGATGCTTTAGTAAAGGCATTCTCTATGGAGTTTGACAACGTTCCAGACGCTATCATGATAATAAAAACTTACGTGACAGCAATGAACACAAAGCAGTTTCCGTTCAACAAGCAAGCAGAACATGTGCAAAGTGAGATCGTCGCAGTCAAGAGGACAGTTTTAAAACACGGTCGACCATCTAATGCTAAGATAGCAGCGATCTGCAATGTTCTTCCATATGAAAACATATCGTGGCTATATTCAAAGTCTGATGTCTTTGCGTTAGCGACAAGAGGTGAGGGCTTCGGTTTGACCATATCGGAAGCTATCATGCATGAGAAACCTGTTGTGGTGTCATCTGCTGGCGGACATTTGGATTATATAAATCCAGATGACGCCTTTTTGTTTAATGGCTACAAACATCCATACATAGGGGATCCAACTTATGATTACGATATGAATTGGTTTGAGCCCGACATACTTGATATAAGAAAAAAATTAAGAACATGTTATAATCTATGGAAGTCGAATAGAGAAAAACTTGCTCAAATGGGCAAAAATCTGAAGCAACATATCTTGTCTAATGGATACGACTATGAATCAATTGGAAACAAGTTTTTTTCCATAATATCAAAAGAAATCAACTATAGAAGCGATAATTTGAAAGATATGATAAGGTCTTTTTCATCTGATAGAAAAAAGTTAGACCTTTTGAAAGACAAATACAAAGATCAAGACTGTTACATCTTAACATGTGGCCCATCTCTTAGCAACTATTCTGAGGAGTTTTTAAACGAAGCACTTTCAGATAAACTAGTGTTCGCAGTTAAGCAAGCATACAATCAGGCACCAGATATTGTTGATTTTCACTTTTTTAACTCAAACAACTTTGAAGTATATAACTATAAGGAAGATAGGCCCATAGTGTTTGCAAGCTCGGCTGAGAGTGAGATAGCCATGATCTATCACATTTGGTCCAACAACCAAGAGTATGACATTTTTAATTTCATACCAGATGATAGAGACATGTCCAAGTCGATTTGCAAAAGTTTGAACTTTGAAAAGCATACATATGAAAACACAATCGAAAGACCATGGGGGCCCGGTATTATGACTGAAATGGTGTTCTACTTAGCGGTACACATGGGCGTAAAGAACATATACACCATAGGTTGGGACTTAGAAAAGCCCGGATCCACAAAGTCAAACCATTTTTACAAGGATAGATCAGTAATAAGACCTGCTGATGATATGCCTAAAGATGAAATAAATAATAACATAAACATGTCGAAGCACTTAAACGAGTGGTTAAAAACAAAAGGAATTAATTTATATGTAGCAAATGAAGGGTCTTATGTACACAATTCAATACCTAGGAGAATATTAAAATGAAAACATACGTTATAGCGGAAATAGGAATAAACCATAATGGTTCGTTAGACATCGCCAAGAAGCTGATTGATGTAGCGGCTGTCTCAGGATGTGATGCAGTAAAGTTCCAGAAAAGAAATCCCGATGTCTGTGTACCTGAGCACCAAAAATCAGTCATGCGTGAAACTCCGTGGGGTACCATGACCTACTTGGACTATAAATATAAGATGGAGTTCGGCAAAGAAGAGTATGATGAGATCGATAGATACTGTAAACAGAAGGGTATCGAATGGTCTGCTTCCCCATGGGATCTCGACAGCTTGAAGTTTTTGATGAATTATGATTTACCATGGCTTAAAATACCATCTGCCATGATAACCAACGAGGAATTAATGACTGCGTGTGCTGCAACTGGTAAAAAAGTTATCTTTTCCACTGGTATGTCAACTTATGACGAGATAGACCAAGCAGTAGAATGGCTCAATGGCTCTGATACTTTAATGCTTCACTGTAATTCTAGTTACCCGGCGCCGTTAGAAGATTTAAATCTAAAATGCATACAGACTCTCAAGAAAAGATATGGCTGTGAAGTAGGCTATAGTGGTCATGAGTTTAGGCTTGGCACATCTGTAGCAGCAATATATTTAGGTGCAACTTGTATCGAGAGACATATAACTTTAGATAGAACAATGTGGGGTTCTGACCACCTATCTTCAGTCGAACCTCAAGGGTTGATCAAGATGGTGAGGGGTATTAGAGAGCTGGAAGTAGCACTTGGAGACGGTGTGAAAAGGGTTACAAGCGGCGAGCTTGCACCAAGAAAGAAACTTAGAGGTTACTAGTGTTCCAAGAACAATGGATCTGCCCAGAGAGACTGGGTGGATCAAAAGCAATAGATATGTATAATCTATATTTGAACAATAGAAGAGACCAGCTTCCATATGCTGATCTAAAGTATTCTCATGTTGTTGACAAAGTTCACGAAGAAGGATATGCGATAGTTCAATCCTGTGTCGATGTAGATCTCATAAATGAGATATTGACGAACACGGAAAGCATTTTCTTAGACCCAAGACTTTTAAAAACAAATAATGAAAAATATAAAACTGTTAGGCACCCATTTATTGACTGCCCACAAATATTGAATCTTGCCCTATCAGAGACAATTTTCAATGTTGTTAGTCAATTTTATGGGTGCGTTCCAGCTTTAACGGGCGGAAAAATACACCGATCCTACGCCTTCACAGGACAAAAAACAGGTACACATTTATATCATATAGATAAAAACAGTCTATGGTTTATAAAAGCTTTTATCTACTTGAATGATGTAGGTATAGATGGCGGGCCATTTACATATGTTAAGGGAAGCCACAAAGATAGATTTGCTGGTTGGAGAGACAATTATAGATATAGTGACGAACAAATCACAACTTATTACGGTAAAGATCGCATAAAGCACCTAACTGCTTCAGTTGGCGATGTAATATTTGCAAACACTGTAGGGATGCATAAGGCACTTACTATGGATAAAGGACACAGAACAATGGTGACTTTGAATTTTTGTGTTCACCCAGAAGACTGGTCACCAGAGTCTAAGTTTATGTTTATGCACAAAAATGATTACGAAAGGATCAGTGCTAACAAAACAAGGCTTTTTGATTATATAAGGAAAACATCATGAACAAATATAGAAAAAACATAGATCACGGTGGGTGGTTTAGTTTTAACGCAACGCAAGAAGAATGGAAGTCAAACTACGCTGAAAAAATGTTAGATTACTTTTTTACCTCGTCGATTATAGAGAGGAGCTTTGGCGGATACACAATAACAGATGAACTCTTGATTACAAATAACCTAAACTTTTCTGGTGTCAAAGAGAGGAGTGTTCTTGTCATAGGAGCAGGTCCATCTTCATCCTTGTTAACGCAAGAGTTACTTGATTCCTATGACTATGTTTTTACATGCAATCACTTTTTTAAAAACGATTTTTTGAATGGCACCAAAGTCAACCTAGTCTTGATTGGCGACGAAGTCAGTCTGAGATCACCACACTTTCTAAAATATATCGAGAAACACTCTCCAATTATAGGATTTGAACACTCCGCCAGAAGAACCATGCTTGAAGTCTTAGATTTTAAAAGATCTTATCCTAGAAGCTTTATTTATCTGACTAGGTACTTTTCAAGGTTGGGATATGTTGCTAGAGCATGTGTTCTTGCAAGGTGTATGGGTGCCTCAAAAGTTGATTTTGTGGGTATGGATGGTTTCAAGAAGAGGGTCCATCTTTTTCAAAAAGGCAAAAAACCACCATCCTTTAACGATCCAGACAAGTTTAGAAAACAAGCAAAAATATTTTATGAATATATGTTGAATGATTTACGTATAACTAAGGATAATTTTAATAACCTTGGAGAAAATCACGAATCCAGCATATACACCGGAATCATGAATGAGGTAAAAAATGAAACAAATTGAAGAGATAGCGGTAATAATACAAGCGAGACTTAACTCACAAAGAATACCTAAAAAAATGATCAAGCCATTTTCAGGGACAACTTTAACAGATATATTTCTAGAGAAAGTTAAAAAATGTAGAAGTTTTCCAATGTCTAATTTTTATTTGTCTGTCTACGAAGATGAGTTAGTTGATATTGGGATCAAACACGATGTCAACATATTCAAAAGGTCAAAGAAATCCGCCTTTTCGGAAGGTACCCCGATGACTCTTATGTATGAGTGGCACAACAAACTACCTTTTAAATACTGTGTTCTAATAAATGCCTGTGTTCCTTTTTTAAAGCCTGAGACTATAGATGATTTCATTAGGCTATACTGTCTGTCAGACCATGATGGCATGTTTGCAGTTATGGAAAAGAAGAATTATTTTTGGAACCAAAACGCAGATCTTCTAACACCATTAACCGAAGATGTTATGAACACAAAAACAGTTCAGAAAACTTACGAAGCAGCACATTGCCTTTATGCTGGTAAGATGAGTAGCATAAAAGACGGTGTGTGGATGGGTGACTTCATGAAAAATGAAGTAAAACTTTTCCCAATTCAGGAACGTGAGGCATTTGATATCGATCACCCATGGCAGTTTGATCTGTGTGAAAAACTATGGGAGTCTAAATGATATTTTATTCTGAGCATTACGAAAAATGTAAACATGATCAACCTAGCCTGTACGACTATGTGTTTGAGATGAACCCTTTTATCCTTGATAAAGGAGACGTTAGAACATTGGCAAACACAGTTGATGGCATGATATCATATAACAATGGGTGTCTAGAAGACCAATGGTCGATAAAACTTGAAAACATATCGTTTATACCACAGCTGGAGTCAATATGCAAACAATTAGCAATGCAGATAGAAAGTAGGTACTTTGGATCTTACTGTAAATTTGAGTTTATACATTGCTATAGAAACAAAACAACAGCCACAAAAGAGTCTTCATGGAAATGGCACTATGATGATTGTCCTAGAGAATTTATGAAAGTTGGACTTTACCTGAATGATGTTAATACCGACAACGGATGTATGCAAATTTTAAACTCTATGGACGGACCCAAGGAAGTTAAGTCCTTCAGAACACACCCAAACGCAGTAAAAGGTGATCCTCCACCAGTTTATCCAAAATCAAGAATACCGGATGCAGAGATAAGCAGACTTTTATCGAATGGGTATAGAGAACACAACGTCGTAGGTAAATCAGGAACAAACTTTCTTTTCACACCAAACATAATACACAGAGCAACGATTCCAAAAGAAGGTGTCACCCCAAGAGATGTCATAATATTTTTTGTAAGACCGAGTCTGAAGAAGATAACAAACTATACTAGTGTAGCAAAATATTTTAGATCTGGTAAAAACGTGAAGAGGTATGAATTAGATTGATGTTTAGAAGTAGAAAAATAAATAAAAATCAATGGATCGACACCAAAACAAACACTGTTTTTGAAACTGGTTTGATTAAAGGTAGGCACGGTAAGAAATCAAGTTTTCTGGACACCCCAGATAGTTTTCTTGGTGGACACTATGGAGAGTCGTATTACTTAGATTTCTACGACAGGATTCAACACGATGTGGATGATTACACAACCAGCAACGAGGTTATCTATAAACGCCATGATAATAAACTAGCGGGTAAGAAGGTTCTGATTGTTGGTGGCGGACCTTCGTCTAATGACCTCAAATGGCAACAACACTACGACTACGTGATTACTAGTAATAATTATTACAAAAAGTTTCCTGATAATAAACCATACATAATAAACTTTACACCTTACATGGATCTAAGCGATTCAAAGTTGCTGTCTTTTTTAGATTCTGGAGATTTTTATATTGGCTTTGAAGCGGATGCTTTTTTAAAAAACCATGAGATCTCTATGATCCATACGTTTTGGCCAAAGTATAGAGATAGAATAATTCTGTTCCACACCAGATATTCATCAGCAATTGGTGTCTCAACCCGTCAAGCAGTCTTTGCGATATTGATGGGAGCTGATGAAGTTCACCTATGTGGCATGGACCTATTCAAAGACAAGGACAGTGTTAGACACTCCTTTGAGGATAACAAGGGTCTTCCACGATGGCGTCTCGCAGGGGGAGAAACCCTTCAACAACAATTAGTAGTTTCTTTTTGGGAATACGTTAAGCAGATCGGCGCTACAAACGACTGTAGAGTTATCAACCTAGCGAGACACTTCGATTACAATTGCCTAGGTCAACCATCAATAGGAGAACTATCATGAAGATAGCACTGTGTTACTCAGGTCAAATTGGTGCTTTTCATAAAGCATTACGCAGCCAAAGAGCTTCGTTTCTGACTAACGACATGGATATCTACGTTTACACTTCAGACGTAGTGTCACAGAAAAACAATACTATAGTTAACTTGCCGACTTCATCGGACGTACACGAATATCTGATAGCCGGAAAAGGTTGGAGAAAAAACACCAACACTTATGGTATAGTGTATAAGATCCCATCAGATTACATCGTGAAATCACTAAAACCAATAGAAAGACAAATAGTTCACATGAAAGTCCAAAAAGAGGATCTATATGAAACACTGAATGATTGGGACATGTCAAAATGGAAATGGCTAAGAAAAAGACAGCTCTGGAAAATGCACCAGTGCAATGAGATGGTAAACAACAGTGGTAATGACTATGACATAGTGGTTAGATCGAGATTTGAGTTTGGTCCAAATGTAAAGATAGATATACAGAAAATTGTATCAAGCACCGATAACTTGGATAATAAAATTTTTATGTTTGGTGGTTGGAACTGTGTTCCTCCAATGGTTTTTATGGATGAATTTATTTGTGATGGGTTTGCCTTTGGAAAACCTGAAGTTATGAATAAGTTCACATCTCTCTATTTAAATGAAGATCCATACCCGTATGATCCGAAATATAAAGAGTGTTGGGAAAAGTTTGGTGATAACGTTGAATATCAATTAAAAACTCACCTTGATAAACACAACATTGAGATTGTGTATATTGGTAATAAAAGAAACATGTATCATTTATGGAGATAAAGTGAAAAAAGTATTTATTGACTGTGGTAGTTACGACGGCTGTAGCGTGAGAAAATTCTCTGATCTGTACGACAAAAAAGCAGATTATCAGTATCACTGTTTTGAGGGCAATCCGCTATTGGCCAACTATCACCCTGTGAACGAAAGGTGTGTGTTTCACAACACCATAGTACTAGATACCGAAGATGAGGTTACATTTTATGTACATTCCACTACAGGAGGGAGCACAATCAGTCAACAGAAAAACCAGAGGTATAAAAACAAAGATGAATCAAAGTATGGCGATACGGAGGAGATAGTTCTAAGACCAATAAGACTATCAAGCTATATAAGCGACAACTTTAGCCCTGATGATAATATAATTTTAAAAATGGATATTGAAGGTGCTGAATATTGCGTCCTTAGAGACCTTATCAAATGCGACGTATTGTGGTACATTGATAAGATCTATATCGAATGGCACATAAATGATAGAACAGAAGAGCCTCAACCCGAAGAGTTTATATCAGAGTTCGTTGAAATATGTGATGAAAACGATATATGTTTGGATACTTCTTGGGACTCGATGCATGAGCCGTACATGAAAGAAGAAAGAAATTCTGAATACAAAAAAAAGAGGAAAAAATGATAATTTATGTAGACATAGATGAAACAATATGTGTTTCACCACCAAACCGAGATTATTCACAAGCAGTTCCAATAGCAAACCACATCAGTAAAATCAATCAACTTTATGATTCTGGTAACACGATTGTATATTGGACTGCTAGAGGCACTGGATCTGGTATTGACTGGAGAGAAGTGACAGAAAGACAGTTTGAAACTTGGGGGGTAAAGTATCATGATCTTAAGTTTGGCAAACCAATATATGACTTGTTTGTTGATGATAAAAATATAAATTGTGAGAGGTTTTTTCATAATGAAAATATATGATAAAATAAACCAAGAACGTAAAGATATAATAAACAAAACAAAGCATACGATTAGCGATGTTCCTAGGGCGCAAAAAGAAGTAGCTGAGTTGCTTCCTGATCTTTTTGAGAAGAAAAGGTTTTATAAAATGCATCCTAGGCCAAATGATCACCCACAATCCAGAGAGTATCAGTACTATGAATATTGTATTAGTGCTGTTGAGATTGATGGCTTGTGGTTAGAATTTGGTGTCTACAAAGGTGCTAGTAGTAAGTATATTAGCAAGATAAAGAACGAATTGCACCCCGAATCAGATAAGGGATTTCATGGGTTTGATTCATTTGAAGGTTTACCAGAAGATTGGACTGGAAATGGATCTCCAAAGGGTAAGTTTAAAACAAAAGTTCCTTCCGTTCCCGGAGTGACCTTTCACAAAGGATGGTTTAGTGACACCATACCAAAATTTTTAACATCATACAAAGGTCAATGTGCATTTATACACATCGATTGTGACATATATTCATCAACAGTGGATATTCTAGAAAACTTGTCACCAAGAATAGTACCCGGAACTGTTATTCTTTTTGATGAGCTTACTGGATATGACGCTTGGAAAGATCATGAATATAAAGCGTTTATTGAATTTGTTGAAAAATATGATGTTGAATATGAATGGCTAGCATATGTGGCAAATGCAGGCCAAGCAGCATGTAAAATAACTAAAATAGGAGTACATAATGAATTATAAATTTTCAGACCAAGCCATTGGCGCATTGATGATGGCGCTACAAAAATCATTACTAGAGCAAACCGACATAGTTCCGGTGATCAAAAACTTTGATGTTCAGATAGATGATACAAATCATTTGATAGTGGTTAACCCACCACCAGTAAAGGCACCTAAAATAGAAGCAAAGCCTAAAATACTTTTACCGGATGAAGATTAATGCCTAGATACTTTTATGAATGCTCAAAGTGTGGATCACAATTTAAAACTGTGCATGGCATGAATGAAACACAAGATCATTGTGAGGTCTGTTTTTCTGATGCTGGAACACTTCGAAGAATTCCACAGCTTACCACCACCCTCAAGCCTCTATCTAAAGAGGCACAGAGAGTTCGGGATGCTATTGAGGATAATAAAAATATTCTAAAAGAAATGGATAAAGAAGCGAGGAATACAAGTTATGACGATTAGCACTGGATTAAGTTTAGCCCTAGGAATATCTATAATATTAAACATTTTTACTGTTTGGTACATTAGAGCACTATTGGGTCGTTTTAATTGGATTAGTCAAAATATTAACGATCTTGTGCAAATAATTGGTGTATTTAGGGCACATTTGCAAGACGTGCGAAAGTTAGAACAGTTCTATGGAGATCAAGAAATAAAAAATCTTGCTCTGCATACAGCTTCGCTTATGGATGTGTTACAGGATTATGAAGACGTAGTCTTTATAACAGAACCAATAGAATTTGTAGAGGATGAATCAGATACTCAACAACAGGAAGAACAAAATGCCGAGGAAGAAGTCCAAGAAAAACATGTACTTTACGCAGGTACACGAAAACGCAATAATTGAATATTGTCAACCAAGCACAACTTATAACAGAAGGTGCGAGCTTTACGAACACCTGATTCAACCAGCCTTCAACGAGATGGTTGACAAGATAGTATTTACGTATCGCTTTACATCTTTACCAAATATTGATGAATTAAGGCAAGACTGTAAGGTCTGGCTTACAACCATATTGGCCAAGTATGATCCTAATCGAGGTTCAAAGGCCTTTTCGTATTTTAGTGTCATAACAAAAAACTGGTTTATACATCAGGTTAAAAAGACCGCAAAAAGAGCTAGTCGAGAGGTTGAATACGAAAAAGTAGGTAAGGAACTCAACAGCGCACAGAATATATCAAATGACCCTGTCATGGAAAATATATTACAAAAAGAGTTTTGGATATCATTTTACGATGAGCTTGGATCGTGGGACTCATCAAAGATGTCAGAAAATGAACTTTTAGTTTACAACGCAATACGTGAGTTGTTTGCCTCTGTGGACGATCTTGATATGCTAAATAAGAAGGCTGTGTATCTGTATATGAGAGAGATTACTGGACTCAATACAAAACAAATAGTATCACAGCTTAACAAGATGAGAAAGAGGTACAGAAGTTTTAAACGCAACTGGGACAATGGTAAAATTTAAATTTGTCTATTTATGGTATGAGTAAAAAATTAGATAAATTCATAGAGGAAGCGATTGATAACATTCGTAAAGATAGGGAGGTCACCAAAGATCTGCTTAATGATGCCATTGGGTATCTGTCAAAAGACGAATCTAGACATCGAGACATAGGCATAACATTGGCCAAGTATGTGGAAACACTACAGAGATCCAATGAGCAGCTTGTTAAGATTACTTCTCTTGTGGCCAAACAAGAATCAAAGTCAGACGGTCTTACACAAGAAGACATGGAACAAATTTATTCCGCTATAAAGGATGATCCAGATGAGTAGGATAAAATCAATATTCAATGTGTTTTCTAATGAAAACGAGATGGTTGGTGGCAATTCACAGTCTCGTTGGAGTAGAACGCTAGACAATATTCAACAAATGACAGAAGAGTTTTTTAGTAGAACAGAGCCTGAAAGAATATACGCTACTATTGTAGACGCACCCGGAAGCACCGGTGAAGCGATAAATGCTGAGGGTGGTCCGAAGCAATACCAAGCAGCAAGAATAAGAATAGAAGGAAGCACTGATTTTATGATTCCCGATCCAGCAGATTTAGCAGAAAGAGGGTTTACTAACGGGGAGATACTCAACAGTATCACCATGCATCCCATGGCATACTCTGTTGGTGAGGTTGGAGGAGACGACCAACAAGCACCACCTCCGGTGCAGGGTGATGTTGTTGAGGTTTTCAGAGAAGGTAATGGCTGGAGGTTTGGTAAGAAACTTAGAGATAATCTAAGAATAAAAAATCTCCCTATTGACAGAAGTACCGCGAATCTCAGCGCCGTGCCAACAGGACCGGCGCAAAGTTCATTTGACTCCGCAACTCCTACTTTGTCTGGAGACTTACCCGGCATTAACTTTGAAGCAGCAGAGGCTATTGAGCTAGCAAACCCTGAAATAGTCATACAAGATCTACAAAATCTATTTACACAAAAAGGCTATGTTTGGGATCCTGAGTTTAACCTAGTCGGCGTAAGAAGCTTCCCACAGACAAATAATAAGTTTACCGACTACATGATTGTGTCATTCGTTCAAAATGGAGTTAGTCGAGTATACAGGATGATCATGACGACAGTTCCCGGCTACGATAGAGGTCAGACAATATTCTATGGTACACAAGGCAGAGCAGTAATGAAAGAAGGACAATATATTGACGCTTATGGAGTCGGACTACATGCAAGCAAATACACAGCACTTGTGAACAGAGATGGAAAAAGATACCCAGACTTCTTTAGAGACGTTAATGGTGATGGTATACTGGACATAAGTTCTCCACCGTCAGTTTTGAATGAAAATAAACTAGTTGGACTAAACATACACTCAACGAGACTTAACAGCTCTCCGTATTCAAACGTTTATAATTGGTCAGAGGGTTGCCAAGTTATACAATGGTGGCAAAATTTTAAGCACATGATGGCCGTTGTTAATGCTCTTGGTAGAAAACTATATGATTATACATTGATCAATAGTAATGATATAAATATTGCATCTTACCCATTTAAAAATGCGTCAAGCAACGGCAGGATTACTAACGCTCCTGAATATGAGAATTTATAATGAGATATAAACAGATAAATTATTTAAACAAAACACCAGAGGATGTTAAGTCTCTAATTGAACTTGGAACTTACACAAATGGTCTTTATAACACTATCAAAGAAGATGAGCTCAATCCTACTTACGAGATAGCAGAAAATGAAATAGTATATTCAAATAAGAACTCGCATATAATACTGGGTAAGGATAGGTTTGGTGATTATAAGACTGGCTTTGGAGGACTAGGATACGCAGCATCAAACGCTGTAGATATTGTAGTTGGTTTGGCTTCCTCTTATATGCCACTAGATAAGAAACTAGGACCAACTGATGAGATAGGAAAAAACTTTTTTACCGATGCCGCAAGAGTTTACATAAGCCAGAGGTGTGACATAGATAAATACTTCGCCATAGAAGAGGGCACACAGTATTCAGATTTTGGAAATGAAGGTGTTTCTGGCGCTGCGATCAAAGCAGATTGTGTGGCAGTTATTGGCAGAAGAAATGTCAAAATCAAGGCCGGCCCTTCAAGACTGAATATTGGTAAAGAAAAGGACTCACAAGGTCAAAAGATTACGGATTCTAGAATAGAGTTGATTGGTGGAAACAAAGACCTAGAACCCCTAGTTCTTGGGTTTAAACTTGTCAAGTTACTAAAAGAAATGCAAGAAGAAATACAATACCTTAGAGGAGAGGTCACAAATTTACATTATAAAAATGCAAAATTAAACACCAAATTGGCCTTACACATTCATGGTGACCCCTTTACCGTGGTAACCCTGCCCTCCCCTGATTTAGCAGTTAGTGCGATAATAGAAATACCTCAAAATATCCAAAATGTGGTTAAGGGAATAGTCGATAAATATATTGACAAAGTTAGAGAACTCAATTCTACACAAATTCCCAATGACGCCGATTATATATTAAGCAGAAACGTATTTACAACGTAGGAAAATAACATGTCTGAATTTAAAGATTTACAGGTCGATATATGTGAAATAGATGAAGCATTAGCACCCAAAGACGACAGACCGGAGTGTCCGGACATTGTCATAGAGATACCTAGACCCGAAATAGACTTACCCTCTTTCGATCCAGATATTGACTTTTCTGATATCACAAGGCTGGATTTCAGCTTTGGCGATCTAAAAAAGTTGAGGAAACTCAAGCTGCTATTTAAAAAATTTTCACAATTGCAAGTTATACTTAAATCTAGTAGTGGTATATCATTTATACAAGACGTACCAGATCCCGGCTTTGAAACAGGAAGAAGAAAATTTTACTTAAAAAAGTTTGAACTGTTAATTGATAAGTTTGAAATATTGATTGAAGATTTTTTTGATCGTGAAGGTATAGATTTCGATCCAGATATAATTGAAAAAATTAGCTTCGAGTTTGATAAATTCGACCCACTCAATCCTTTTAAGGTTGAAAGGTTTACCATCCTAGACAGGGCTGGAAAGTTCTTTGATGTGCCAAAGATTGATTTTGATCCAGTTCTGCAAGACCCCACGCTTATGAAATACTTTATCGATATAGATTCTATATTTGATAGGCTGACTGTAGATACGTCTTGGATCGATATCATGCTAGAGATAACATACCCAAGGATACAGATTGATTATGGATCTTTTGATGACCTAGACATAGACTTTGGAGACTTAGACTTTAGCCTGAAGTTTAGAGATCTTGCATTAGGTAGCTTTAAGTTTCCTGATATAATGATGTATTCCTTGGAAATACCAAAAATAAAATCAATAGATTTCAATAAAACAAAGTACAGCTTGCTAAGGCAAGGTTTGTCTGTGTTGCCACCTGACCTAGATTTCTCACAGTTACCAGACATTAACCTGAAACAAATAGAAAACATATTTGATGAATTCAATATTCCAAAGTTAGATCGTGGAGCACTTATGGAACTCTACAATAGGTTTGGACCAATTGACAAATTTAAGGCTCCAAAAGTTCTTAAGCCATTTGGTGATTTTGACTTCGAAAGATCTCAGCTTTTGGACTTTCTAACACCTTGTAAATGGAAAGAGGTTCTTGAGGAGACACTAAAGAGTAAACTATCTGATAAAACTCTGGAACAAGCAACCAGAATAATAATAAGAACAGCCCTGCTTTCAGCGTCTCCTCTCGTGCTACGTAAAATATACGGTGAGTTAGCACAGGACGTAACACAAGAAATCGAACAGGAAATCAGATCAGAACTTCAAATAGATTCATTTGCTTACCCATGGGATGTAATACAGGAAGTTGAATTAGAAAGATCTATTCTAGATAGGCAAAAGATATTGGACCAACTTGAAGAAAGTTTAGATGAAGAAATAGACGCACAAGTCAAACGCTTGATGGTTGAAAAGATAATAGAAAAATCAAACATAGACAAGCTTTCTGAGTTTTTCGATATGATTCCCGGTGCCGACATATACAAGCTAGCAGTGTTATCGGACGAAGTCCCGTTTACACCCAATATAAATGCAGGGATAGAAAAGATTGTCGGTGTTGGGGGAGTTGGCTTATGTGATGATGGAAGGTTTATAAAAAAGGGCCTACCACAACTTCCAAAAATGAAAGAGCTTAGTTTCAAATTTTTGCTGGATGTGTTAATTAAAGAATTTAAAAAGCTACTTATCAAACTTCTGATAAACGTTTTACTATCTATAGTTATAAAGTTTATAGACAAAGCAGTTTCATCATTTCCGCCACTACCAGATTTGCCACAGCTCCCAGACGTCCCAGACATATCAGACATCCCACCTATAAGTAATTTTCCTGATTTGCCAAATCTGCCGCCATCAGGGAGATTAGATCCTTCTAATTTAATGAGAGACTTGAATGATGTTAATTTTGGTACAGCATTATCAGATGTGTTCTTTGGACCACCAGAATTGGGAGACACCGCAGCAGGAAAATTTTTAGAGATAAGTGGTGTTCCAGCCAGATCTAGAGATAGATTGATAAAAGCAATATCCAACACCTTAACAGCAAAAGAATTAAAAGCCGCCATGGCAGCGAGTCCGGAAAACCAAAATGGTGCTGCAATTGCTGCTGTCTATACTGCCATTAGAGGCACTGGATTTGAAGTTCCCGGTGTTCTTTCAAGCCCTGAAGATGTTCAAGCAATGTTTGCAAATATAAATTCATATCTAACACCAGATCAAAAAGCCAGAATATTAAACAGTATTACACCTGAAGACGACATGCCCATTAACAAATCAATATGTCTTACAAAAGAAGAAAGGTGCATGTGGAATGATCAAAGGCTTGATGCATTTAAAGATCTTGGTTTTAATGATGACGAGGCAAACGATTTCTTAGATAGACTTAATGATAAGTCTGATCAAGACCTTGCAGATGTGGTTGATGCCTTATTTAACGCTCCTGATAATATTTTAGGTGACGCTCTGGACGCAGCACTAGACAACGCAGTATCTGGTAAAAATGATATTGGTGAACCTCAAAGGCTACAGAAAGCAGATGATTATGACGAAGACAACCTAGGAGACTTGGATGACAAAGATATCTGTTTCGACGTATTTTTTGAACTGACAGGTCAAACTGGTAACAATAGTATAACAATACCAACTGATATGAAAAACTTATTTAAAAATATGAACAGGGATGTCTTTAGAATGTTAAATTTTGCCTTCTCAAATGATCTCATAGGTAGACGAAATTCATTTTTTGAAAACGTGTTAGCAGACAGGAGAGGCACAAAGCTTACAGCCGGCTTATTTGACCATGAAACTAGGGTACGTCTTAGATATCCATTCCCAAATGCCGCTGATACCGAGGAACAACACGCAGAAAAATTCGATGGTGCTGGTAAGATCCTAAAAAGAGTTATGGAGAAAACCCGGATTATGGACAAAGGTGAAGAAGACCCCGCCCAAGGCGACCCTAGTAACCTCTTTCCCTTGACGGTTGGAATACACATGAAAAATCAATTGCATGCGACTTTGAGTGACCTTGGGCAAGACAATTTTGAGCTTAGAACCGAAATGAATCCCAAAGGTAAGGCAAAAAAAGCCGACTTCAGATTAGAATTTAGAGACAAAGTGTTTGATGAAGACCCTCCAAGAGATTTTGAATTTGGTAACGACATATTGTATAGAGATTTTACGTACCCAAACCAGACATTTACTAAAGATGGACTATATGAACTAGCAAAAATAGATAAATTGCCGCAAGGTGGAAACTTCAAGGATGTTAAGGTTCAAGCTAGTTATGGATTAGAAAAATTTTCTGACATCATAGAAGAGATAGACGTAGAAGAGTCAGAGCTTGTGCAACCATACATTGTGCATTTATTTAAAAACTTTTTTGCGGGAAACTTAGATTCTCTTGGCGTTTCTAATATTTCTATTGACCAAGCAGCACAACAATACGAAAGTATGTCGAGAAATATTTTTTCAGATGTTATAAACGCAATATTTCCTAACGACGGTACTTTTCCAAGAAAAGGTTTTGTCTTTGGATATGTCGACGACAGGATTAAATATGAAAATTTACTATATGTAGGTCCAAACGCAACAAGTAATAAAAACACTTGGAAGTATGAAGAAGATGAAGAGGATAAAATATTAGGCAAAGCAGCCGTTGCACATGATAGGGTCAAGTTCCTAGATCCTGCTATTCATGGTGGATCTTATGTTAGACCAAAAATTTATATTGAACCAACTCAACACGTGGGTTGGATGGGCTTTATGCAGACACTAATGCCAGAACCAGACGGTCATGAGCCAAAAAGTGAAGATTTCTTGTTTGTTAGCGATATTTCCAAACGCATAAGCGATAAACAGCTTAGTCCGAACGTTGATGACAGACTCAGACTAGATCCAGAATACAGGGTTGAAGGGGCGTTTAACAAAGTATTGACTCCGTCATCTTCTGCTTATTTAGAAGGTATAGTAAGAATGACAGTACGCGCATATTGTATGGAATTTATGCTCAGATGTTATCCAGTTATACAAAACCTAAAGCTTGATTTTGATAGTAACTTTGACGATGGCATTTTATCGTTTATAGCTGCTAAAATGGAACAAGGTATGAGAGAACAGGATGGGTTCGGAAGAATTAAGGAAGACAAGTATTGGTTATTGTTTTGTGAACAAGCAGTACAACAAGCATATGGTTTAGTTGAAGATGAAATTCTAGAACCAGATGCTGAACTAATAGAGCTGTTACAGGAGGGCATAGATACGACTAATGGTTTTATGATACCTAATGACGAAGATAGAAAGCTTTTGCTATTGGTTGAGAGCTGGGATAAAAGTAGTTTTTTAAACAGAGTTGCTCGTGCTTTTTTTAGAGACGGCTTACAGGTTTCTGATAGACAAGAACGTAGAATTGTTCACATATTAAATGCTTTGTTGTATTACTCAAAAGGCGAATATTATGAAGACTATATTGGAAACAAACAAGATAGGACATTTTCATACAGACCCATGATTACAAAATATATGACCGTTAAGTTTTTGAGAAAAGCCGTACGAGAATATGATGTAAGAAATAGGATGGCACTCTGTAGAAAAGTTTTAAAATATTATATCAAAAAAGAATTACAATTTTACGCAGATAAATTTAATGAAAACATGCCATTCCCATCTAGGATAGATAATCTGCAAGAAGAACTTTTGGGAGATATGTTTATTAGCAAGACGCCTCTAGATGTGATTCCTCGCGAACCCCTCGCCAATCCGCCTTTAGATGGATTAAATATAACCGAAGGACAGTATTCTTCTTTGCTTGCCAATGGCTCTTTTTACATAGAAAAATATGCTATCCTTGTAACAAACAACCAGACAACACCGGACTACTTTAAACCATTTGATGGCATCAATCGAATAGATGAGTTGCAAGATGTAGTTAATTCATACACCGGAGATAAAAATGTTTATGTGTCTGATGTATTTGGCACTGCGAGTGTGCTTGGATCAGGACGCCGCCGCAACAATAACGAAGAAGAAGAAACAGGCAAACCAACTCCAAAGAGCCAAAAAGAAAAGCGTGACGAGCGCAAACAAAAGCGTAAAGAACGCAGAGAAGAGCGAGCAGAAGATCGCGAGAGACGTAGAGAAGAACAAGCAAATGGCTATGCAGGATCTATAGGGATCAGAATGGGCCTAAGAGTAATGTACTGTCCACAACCCGAAGTGGAGCCACTGCTTGAGTCAATCAATTTCGACCCAGAAACGGGTGAATCTGGCGGATCTGGACTTCCTCTTTTCCCAAGCGGTGGTGAATCTGGAACGTTTGTTATGGGAAACTTGAGTAACATACAAAATCCCTCTGAGATGGCTTTGAGTGCCGACGGACCAATCCAGCAATTATGGGGCGGATTATCCGGAGGTTATTTTATTGTCGATGGTGTTGAGAAATATTATAATTCTATGGGCGACTCTTTTCCTATCTTTTCATATGAAAGAGACATAAAGGATGTAAAATTGAAAGATCTAAGATTAGACTTAGAGGATTTAGATTGTTATGTGGACGAGTTGATAAAGTCTAGAAAATTTAATTTTTTCTTCGGATCAGTATTACCAGTTAGAAGAGCAGCAAGTATGGTTGCTATCTACTGTTACGATGGATTTGTCCAGTCAGTTGGTCTAGGAGACGACGAGAGAGAAGAAGGTGAAGAGGGATCAAGAGGAAGATGGCGACAGAAATTGTTGAAAAGAACCAAGAGAAACCTGTACCATATGTTTGTGTCTAATTTAAAATCTATGTCGAATAGAAAAGATAAATTTGATGATGGTAATCGATCACAAAAAAGATTTAGAAGAAAAAGATTTCCTAGGCAACTTCAAAATATTGACAAAGGTGTTAAGTGGTGGCAGCTTAGAAAGAAAGTTGGAAGACCGTTTGATAAAAATGGAAACCCGAAGATAGATATTGTAAATATGTTGTTTGGAGATTGAACATGGAAAAAACTGTAACTGTAAAATGGCCGTTTAAGCAAGACGAAAATGGAGGGTTTGATAGCATTCCAGAAAGAGATTTTGTTGATGCTATAAAGTTTTCTATAAAAAATATATTACTAACAAACCCCGGTGAAAAAATATCAGATCCCCAGTTTGGAATTGGCTTACGACGATATTTGTTCTCCTTAAGTACCGAAGATCTTTCTTCTTTACAGGGAGAGATCACGTTTCAAATAAGAAAATATTTGCCATACTTGACCAAATTCAACGTGTCATTAGACCTTACGCAAGTTGATTACAACAGATTTGCAGTAAGGGTTTCGTTTGAGGTTGGGCCAAAAGAAATCAAAGATTTTCTAGATGTTGTGGTTAGTGTTTAACAAAAATTCACAAAAACTATTTATTTTGTGCTTGAGGAACTTTTAATGCCAAAAAGAAAAAATATAAAGATAAATTACACGAATAGAGATTTTGATTCTATCAAAACAGATCTGGTTGAATATGCCAAGAGGTATTATCCAGACGTATACCAAGACTTTACAGATGCGTCATTTGGATCAATGGTGTTTGACTTGGTTTCTTATGTTGGCGACAACATATCTTTTTACTTAGATTACCAAGTTAATGAGTCATTTTTAGAAACCGCAATAGAACCAGCAAACGTCCGGAAACATTCTAAAAGTCTAGGTTATACTTACTATGGTAGCCCTGTATCTTTTGGTGTAGCGTCGTTTTACATAATGGTTCCGGCAAACGCTGATGGTTTGGCCCCAGACACAACATATATACCGACTTTAAAAAAGAACTCGACGTTTAAGTCTTCAAATGGTGTGAGCTTTGTTTTACTTGAAGATGTTGACTTCTCAGATTCCAAAAACGATGTGGTTGAGGCAAAGTACAATTCTACAACAGGCGGTCCAACTTATTATGCGATTCGAGCACATGGTCAAGTTTCATCTGGAAAGCTTCAAATGGTTGAGGTTGACTTATCTAATTCGTCATTTAAAAAGTTTAGAAGAGTTAGAATAGGTAATTCTGATATATCAGAGATAATAAAAGTTGTCGATGATAGCGGAAATGAATATTTTCAAGTTGACTATCTTAGTCAAGAAACAGTGTTGATGGATACAACTAATCCAAATGCAAGAGCAGACGGTGTTAGAAGCATCATGAAGCCTTTCGTAACTGCTCGACGATTTGTGCTAGAGCAAGATCCAAGCGGAACATACTTACAGTTTGGTTTTGGATCTGAGAGTGATGATGACTCTGGATTAGCAGACCCGTCCCAAGTGGCAATAAACCTACACGCAAGAGATTACATCAGCGATAAATCTATCGACCCCAACAAGCTCTTGGGCACTGATAAGCTAGGAGTATCTCCAACCGGTGTTATCCTAAAGGCAATATACAGAGTCAACGACTCAAGTAACGTAAACGTCGGTGCTAGAAAGCTTGACAAAGTTAACAATGCAACTCTGACGTTTAATGACCCAGATGTTTTGAATAGTAATATCAAATCAATTGTTGTCGGCTCCCTAGAGGTAACAAATGAAGATCCAATCGTAGGTCAAGTTGTCGATCAAAATGCTGAGGAAATAAAAATATTTGCAAAAAATACATACGCTGCTCAAAACCGAGCAGTGACTAAACAAGACTTTGAGGCCATAGCATACAATATGCCAACCAAATTTGGACAAATAAAAAGAGTTAACGTTATTAATGACCCGATGTCAACAAACAGAAAGCTTGCAATGTATGTACTAGGATCAGATAATGATGGTAATCTTGTTAGATCAAACGACAGAGTGAAACAGAATCTTAAAACTTGGTTGTCTAGATACAAGGGTATAAACGATCACATTGAGATCTTTGATGGAAAGGTGGTAAACTTTGGAATTGACTTTGAAATAGCAGTTGACAGAAGGTTTAGCAACGATAACATCCTAAATGAATCAATAAACAACTTAAAGAAGTTCTATAATAACAAGCTCTACATGGGCGAGCCAGTATACATAACCGACATTTACAATGTTCTAGCAAAAACTAAGGGCGTAATAGATATTAAAAAAGTTGATGTATTTAATAAATATGGTGGATCATATTCCACAATTCCACTAGACTTTGAGAAAATACGATCAAAAGATGGAACTTACTACAAAACACCTAAGAATGTGGTGATGGAGCTAAAATTCCCAGAAAGAGATATAAAAGGAATCGCTAAATGACAATAAAAAGATACTTCGCAGAAGCGGACAATACAATTACAAACGCATTTCAAGAAAACTTGACACTGCGAGGTACTGGCTCAAATATGGGAGCAGCAGATATATTAGAGGTTTTTTCAATATATGGTCAAGCAACTACGTCCTCCGCAGAGCTTTCAAGAGTGTTATTACAGTTCAATGTGGATGATATTTCAACAGACAGAACTAATGGAAAAATTCCTGCGTCCGGCAAGGTCAGCTTTTTCTTAAAGATGTATAACGCCGAACATACAAGAACCACACCAAGAGATTTTAGGCTAACAGTTTCGGCTGTGTCACAATCTTGGCAAGAGGGTTCCGGTCTAGACATGGAAAACTACACAGATAAGACTTTTAGTATCACTGGATCTAACTGGGTCAAAAGATCGGGCTCAGCTGCTTGGGAGTCGGCTGGTGGTGACTATCATGCATCCCCAACTTTCGAAGCCAAATTTCAGAACGGTCGTGAAGATATGGAGTTAAATGTTACATCCTTGGTTGAGGAGTGGATAGCAGGAACTAAAAGCAACTATGGCTTTGGTGTAAAACTTACAGATGCATCAGAGGCTATGCAAAAGTCTTTTTATACAAAAAAATTCTTTTCTCGAACAAGCGAGTTCTTTTACAAAAGACCGGTTCTAGAGGCTAGGTTCAATAATGCGATAAAAGACGACAGAGGATATTTTTATGCATCCTCGTCCTTAGCACCCCCAGATGACAATATAAACACAATATACCTATACAACGTAATAAGAGGCAGACTTAGGAATATTCCTGCCGTTGGCGATGGTGCAGTGTATGTGGATCTTTATGATGCGACTGGGTCATCACATGAGGCTAGAAGCTTGTGTATAAATACGCCTGCAACTGGCGGTATACATTCAACAGGGATTTACTCTGCGTCAGTTTGCATAAGTACCACTGCTTCAATTTTGCATGATGTTTGGCACAACGGCGCAGGAACACAATACCACACTGGCACAATATACATAAAAACATTTGAAGCGGAAGATTACAATCCAAACACAAAATATGTTTTGTCAATTAGCAACATAAAAGAGTACTATCAAACATCAGAAGTTGCTAGATTTAGACTCTATACAAGACCAAAAAATTGGTCACCTACGATATATACTGTCGCCTCAAGTGTACCAGAGACAACAATCATACCATCTGGCGCATTCGAGATTAAAAGAATAACCGACGGTTTAAAAGTTATACCATTTGGAACTGGTTCAGATCTACATACAGGATTATCTTATGACGTTAGTGGAAACTATTTTGATCTAGATCTATCGATGCTAGAGGGTGGGTATTCGTATGGCATAAAATTTGCATTTTATGATGATATAAGATCATCGTGGCAATGTCAACCCTATGAGTTTAAATTTAAAGTGAGAGAAGATGAGTATTAAAAGACCAGCAATTTTTAAATCAGCCAATTCGGCTTCTGTGAAGATAGAGTCACCTAACTTAATAACAAGAAAAATGCAAGAAAGGGAGACGTTCGTACCCCCAATAGATTTTTCAAGCGCCTCTAACTTTGTAAGATTTGGATCAGCCAAAGAATATTATGCTGAAAGTATAAAACGAATATACACAAACTACCCATACGATGGATCTGCTAAAGAGAAGCTCGTATTTGAACTATCATCTTCATTTCTGGACAGATACGTCCTAAATCAGTTGTATCCAAAATCAAAAGGATCGGCTCGATTTGGCTACGATTCGCACGTTGTAATTAATAGAGGATTCCAAGAGGCGACAACAGATTTCACACAATCACTTTCAAACTTATTTAGAAATAAAAATGTTCCACATGATACTTCGAAAAGAAGAAAGCAAACTTTCTTTTTTAATTTCGATGATGGTTTTACTTTTGAATGGTGGATGCGAAAAGGTGGATGGACTAATGCATCGGAGACACTTTTTGAGGCTTCATCATCTCAAGGTTTTCTAAAAATTATGTTGTCTGGATCAGATGATGGCACAGGACCAGTAAGATTTTACGCTTCATCTTCTACTGAGATACCATTAACATCTTTGGCATCGTCCACGATCACCACAGCATCGGTAGGTGATGGGACATTCCACCACTATGCGCTCACTCTTTTCAGATCAGCATCTTCAATAGTAAGTAATTTTTACATTGATGGTGTATCAAATAACAGAATCACAAACCACACTGACATAACCAATATAACAGACATGATTACTGGCTTCTTGGGTTCCGGATCATACGGTTTGCTTTCTGCGTCTGTTGATGACTTTAGGTTTTGGAACAAAAAGCAAAGTTCTGAGAAGATATATTACTATTACAAAACAGGTGTTGACGGTGGCGCTAGTACAGACGACTACAGAAAAGAACTGGGTGTGTACTACAAGTTCAACGAGGGTATAACGAACACCGCATCAGTAGATAGAATAGTTCTTGACTATTCCGGTCGAATTGCTAATGGATATTGGAACAATTATGTCGCCGCTAACAGATCTACTGAATCTGGTGTCCCGAACGAGGTTGGCGATTTCATAGTCAGATCTAACCACCCAGAGGTGGTCGGTTTAAACACCAGACTTGAAACAAGCGGATCACAATATGACTCAAGTAACTCTATGTCTCTGTACGATTTAGTACCAGCATGGATTAGAGAGGACGACGAGGCCAGCAACTCTGAATTGAAAAAGCTAGTTCAAATAATAGGGTCTTACTTTGATACGTTATTTTCGCAGATTGAATCAATTGTAGATCTTAAATCTAAAAGATACTTTCAAACGACAGACAAGCCGCTACCATTCTCCAGACAACTCCTTGAAAACCAAGGAATCGTAGCACCAGAGATTCTCATAAATAAGACTGTTTTAAACTTCTTCTCCGAACGAGATGAAAACGGAGTTATATACGAAAGAGATCTAGAGGAACTAAAAAACCTAATATACAACAATATATACGCTAACATTGACTTCATTCTAAAATCAAAAGGAACGTACAAGTCATACAGGAATCTTATAAGGTGTTTTGGTGTAGATGACGAACTTGTTAAGCTAAACTTATACGTTGATAATGCCACACAATACTTGCTGGACAAAAATTCACATACATCTGAAAAAACAAAACACATAAACTTTAACAACCCAGATAGGTTTGGAGCAAGTGTATACCAGCAAAATACCATTTCTGGCTCAATGGGAGCCCAATTAGAGAAGAATTTGGCCATAACTGCTGAAGTTGAGGTAATGGTACCTAAGAAACCTGAGCAGACTGATTCTTTCTTTTTTAACACTCCATTTTACACATCTTCTGTATTTGGTCTAGACTCGGTAGATCGAGATGGTGTACAATACAGCTCATCGGCTTTCTATGATAACTTTCAAGTTTATCTGGTTACAAGCCCACTAGACCCAAATCGTGCCAAGTGGATGCTCAAGCAAATAAGGCACTCTGACTCAACTACTGTTTCCCTTCTGACAACAGACATGTACGCAGATATCTATAACAATCAAAGGTGGAACATCGCAGTAAAAGTATACCCACTAGGATATCCGTTTGCTGGATCTTTCTCTACGTCTGACGATCCCGACTATACAGTTGAGTTTTACGGTGTTTCACACAATATGGACGAGGTATTGCACGAGTTCAAGCTCACCTCTTCGATATCAGGTGAAAATGCAAGATCACTACTATCTTCCAACAAAAAGTTGTATGTTGGTGCGAGACGTAGTAACTGGACAGGATCTGTGCTGCAAAAGAGCGACGTAAAGATTGCCGCTGCATCACTGTATTTTGACAAGCTTGATGATGCTTCTATAAAGGCCCATAACAAAGATCCATCCAATTATGGTCACAATAAAGTATTTGGAAACCCTACGGTATTTGCCACTGACATAACAGACAGACACATACCAGCACAACACAGCTTGGCACTGCATTGGGACTTTCAAGCAGTAACTTCATCCGACTCAGCAGGTACATTCACAGTTGAAGACTATTCTAGTGGATCTTCTGTCGGCAGGTACAACTGGCTTGAGAACATTATCAACGCCAAGCATCAAGGAGCAGGGGTTGGTTTTCCCGTGTCATCAACAAAAGTAATCTCCAATGAATTTATATTCGCTAGTAAGAAGAACCTACCAGAAATATCTTTTGACTCTGATACCACAAAGATCATGACAGATAAGGATATCTATCTTTTTGAAGATGAGGATATCAATGACAATATTTTTATTTTTGAAAAAAGCATGTATCAAGCAATTTCTCAAAAGATGTTGGACATGTTTACCAGTATTCATGAGTATTCTAATCTGTTCGCTAAACCCATAGATCGATACAAAAAGGACTACAAAAAGCTAGCCCATATCCGAAGGTTGTTCTTTGAAAGAGTTAGTGGCTCGATGGATCTGGATAGATTTACAAATTACTTCAAGTGGATTGACGCATCGATATACAAGTTCATAGAACAATTGCACCCCGGAAACGCTAAGTTTCTCGCTGGCATAAACGACACTGTAGAGTCTCACATATTAGAGAGACCAAAATATCAACATCTTCTTCCAACCCTGACAAAAAGAGACGAGTTACCAGAGGGTATTGTAAAAGGCACAAATGAGCTTCGCTATAACTGGAGAGTTGGACACGCTCCTTTACTACCGGCTGCTACAGGAACCGTAACTTTAAATAACGTTGGGATTGGTAATTTTTACAACACTGTGATAAGACTTACTGATACCGCCGGTGTATTGAAAAGATATATTTTAAAGAACACTGCAACCTCCGACACAGGAACCCTTGAGGATCTTGATCCGGGCTCAGGCACTGTTAGTCATATCGTGGTAGGAATACAAGGTTTGACATATCAAACAGCCGTCAATCAGTTAATTGCAGCCATTGAGTCACAAAACGGTCATCGAGGCAGCATAATTGCAACGAGTCCTAGTGCCGGTGTGCTAGAGCTAAAACAAGAAACTGGAGGAGAATCAGGAAACGTTGACATTGTGGCACAAGTAACCTATGTCGATGGATCTACGACTTGGGCAGCTTACGGTATAGGTACAGTGTCAGGGTTCTCCGGTGGTGAAGACAAGAATAACACAAATTGCCTATGGCAAAAAGAAAGAAAAGAACTGGGATCTGACAGGCATAAGCTTAGATCCGCAATAATAACGCACACAACTGGAACCGTGCCATCATTTGGCGACAACAACAGAGATATCTACGGAGGGTCGTCATATGCCTTGAAAAGATTCTCGAAGCCATACAACTTTGAAGGCACTGAGCAGGTTACAATACACGGTGGAACAAACTATGCAAGAGGCAAAGATAGAGATTTTATCAAACCTTTGATATACATTCATGGCCCCAAATCAAACATCGGTGTTCCCTTAAACGTTGTGGTTCTAGGTGTTGGTGAAGGTAAGGGCATAGTGGGTGTGGACTCCTGTCAAGACGATAGAAACCACCCACTTAATAAACCAAAATACGGCACGACTGCTATTGTCGGCAGATTCTCTGATTTAGATGGCAGCTCGCCAATTAGCAGTTCTAACCTCGCAACGGTCACTACATCAAACTTTGTTTATAACATAAAGGGTGACAAAGTATTTCCATTCAACTTGGTATCGGGATCTGAGAGCACTGGATACAATGAGACTGTTTTTAACAATTATGAAGACAACGCCATAATTACTAACCTGCATTCAGATACTACCGATGCTACAAACGAGATTCCCATGCAAGGGCCTTTTACAGAGCAGTGGGTTGGTGGTAGACAATCTAGACATGTCGGACTAAACAGACACAACAGCACATTCTCATCTCTTAATAAAATAGATGGCCCAACCAATCGAGCAGAGGAATGGCGCTTACTTTTTGGCGAACATCCGGATGAATCTATCAAAGACGGAGCGCTTGGATTTACAGGGCCAGACTATGGCGGACCATACCCAGATGAAACTAGGCCTTTTGCTATTCACTACCGTGATGGTCGTGCAAAGCGTCCTTTGAATGTTGCTAACATACAATATGGAACTGGATCAAAAAATATAGGAAACTATCAAAACTCATATGAGATAGTAAACACTGTTGGTAGAAAAGAGAACAACTCTCTATTCAAGTTCTTGGGAAGCACTACGTCATTCTTGCCGGGTGATATATTGAGCATCTTGCCACAAACAACAAATCCACTAAATCTTTTAAGGGTTAATTACAACAGTAGGCAAGGTAATGTTTTTGGAACAGGTGAGTCTGGTAGAATCAACGCAGTAAGAGACTTTGCTTTAGCAGACAATCTAGCGTTCAAGTCTGGGTCTTTTGCGTCTGGATCTTTTGTCGTTACAGGTGCTGCACAGTTTAGAACGAACTACACTGGATCGTTTACAATTCAGCCCATTCCAAAAGCAGGAACCCATTCAACTGTAACTTTTACTGCTACTGGATCGACCATTATTGAAAGACCTTACTCAGCTTCGTTTACAATGGGCACAGTGCCAAGAACAGGAAAGTCTGCTTATTTTGACTACAACCTTAGTGGTCACGCTTCTACATGGGATGCAAACACTGTCGCTCTAGAAAACTTCACAGTATCAGCATCGTCTGACACCGGCTCTGAAATATTTAGAGTATTTCTAGACAAAGACGGAAACAACCCCAACACTGGAGATAGAGATCTAGTAGTACCCGGATTTAGAAGAGCAGTTGAGGCAACAGGTCAGCTCATTGCACTGGCTACCGCTGATCCATTTACTGGGCTAAATGACAATGATTTTACGGTTTCGTTCTGGTTTAACAATAAGATGGCAGATATCAACTCATCCAATATGATACAGTTTGCCGACAGCGGAAGTATGATTCATGCAATTTATCCAGATGATGATATTCGAGTAACCATAAGAAGTAGTGCAACTTTTAAAAATGTTGATTTTGATGCCAACACAGCAACTGCAAAGAGTGGATCGTGGCACCACTATGTTGTTACCATGCCGATTACTGCTGGCTCTAGTTCTGTACCTTTTATGTACGTTGACGGAGTTTTTCTAACAGCGTCTCAAGGAGCACAGACTTTGGGTGGCTCTAGTCGAAACGTTGATAAAATGATTCTAAAAATAGATGATGGTGCTGCTTTTCAAGACATAATTTTGTACAATAGAATACTAACTAGTGAAGAAGCAGTGTCCGTATATAATGGCGGTTCAAATTTTGATCCATCCACAGCAGCATTTTCCAGCAACGTTGTAAGTTGGTTTAAACTTGGAGAAGAGAGAGATTGGTATGAATTAGGTTACCAACTAAGTGGAACACTAGATGATATTGGAGGAAACGACGATAGATTCTTCAGTTCAAGCTTTGGAACAGATGCAAACAAACTACTTGTAGGACATGCGGAAGATCAAAACTTTAGGTTTACAAAGGGTGTTGGGTATAGGGATTCGGATGATATTTGTAGGTTCATTACTTCATCTTTTAACTCAAAGTTCGGAAACTGGACATCTTATTATGTGTCGGGATCTAGACATCTAGTTAATAATGGAAGTTTTCAAATAAATTTTCAATCTAAACAAAAAAGAAAATATGTTTTTACCGCTGTTGATAACTCGACGAACGCTGGTCTTCTAACAGCCGCAGGAACAAGGGGCTACAACGCTGTCACAGGATCAACATTAGAGAACAGCAGCTCGATAACGATTGACAATATTCAACACACTCTTTATCACAACTCTGCTTCTGTTGGTGAGTCAACTGCACTCACAACATATACCAGAAGACCTGCTATATACTTTGAACCCGATACGCAATATTACCTATCCTCGTCAGACTACAGAGGTCCAGACTATAAAAACAACGCTATAACCATGACCGCATGGGCCCGAAGACTTCCTAACGATAGCGATCAAAAATTCGTCTTTTCTCTCAAATCCAGTGGGGGATCGGCTATTGCTAATCTTCGGTACAGCAACGACGATTTTATTTTGTTCACATTATCAGAGAACAGTGGTTCTGGAAATCTTACAGACACCTCCAATGTAAACAACGTATTTTCTTCCCCAGCCGTTGCTGTGGGTGACTTTTTTCACTTTGGGCTTGTTTTATATACAGACCATGAGACAACACCACAATTTTATATTAACGGAGAAGAAAAATCAGTAACCAATTGGGAGGCTCTTGGAGGTGGATTATCTCCAATAAATGAATTACACATTGGAACGTCATTTGACGGAACGTCGCCTTTTGAATCCTCTTTATCTGACCTCTGTATATGGAACACTGCGCTTACACAAGATGCTGTTCGTGAAGCGTATAACTCAGGATCGTGGTGCGATCTCAGAAGTCATGTATCTGCATCTAGCATATGGGACTGGTGGACATTAGACGGAACTAATTCTGGTAGTTATGTAGCGCCGGGAACAAGCAGATTCAAACCAGAGATCGGTAGAAATATGTTGGACGTCGGAGGTCAAAGTACAGGAAATGGACTCTTGGTTCAAGATGGTATATTTGAACTTAGAGAACAGGATAACTTCAGGCAGCATGTTAGGGACGTAATAGAAGCTAGCACTGGATTTACAACTGGTCAAACAGGATCAACCAACATAACAACTGTGAATATAAACAAAATGTCCAAAACAGTTCCACCAAACATATCGGAGACAGGAAACACCTTTGCGATAACCAGTCAAATGGCTGCTGGCGCAACTGCAACTCGAAGACTTGCGGGTGCTGTTGATAATGAATTCATACAAATAAACAGTGTTAGATTTCAGGTTGATTCTGACGGAGCCAACTCAGGCGACTCTTATGCTGAAGTTGGGGGAATATATTATGTCTACTCAAATTACACTACTGCTAGTGTCAATACTGGTTACTGGAATAATTTAACTGGTGCAATACAAGCGGGCTTGCCCGGATATACCGCAAGTTATCTTGTCACCGCCGAGTCTGCTAGTTTCTTTGTAAGAAACAAAGATGCTGGTGCAAATTCTGTCAGTATCTCAGAAAGTGGCACTGGTGATTCAACCTTTAGCAATGGCAGTACTCATGTTGGCCAAGCAGCAGTTGCCTCTGATCTAAAAGGCGGAGATAGGCTTACAATAAATGCGGTCAACTTTGACATAGCACACACAACATCAGGCAGCCAAGGTGTTGTTAATTCAACCGAGATCAATACCGCCACGTCATTTCGTAAGGCTTTATTCTGGCAACCAACAACCAACGGTGGTGTTTGGGCTAACAATCAAGCTTACACAAATCCAGATGGATCAAAGCTTACAATTTCATTTTGGGCAAACTTTGGTAATGTTGATGGAAATAGCAAATTTGTTTTGAATTTTTTAAACGCCGCTGCTGAGGCTACAATTACCATAAACACAACAACTACGAGATTGGCTATAGTTGTCAGCGACAACAGCAATGAAAACTCATTTGCTTGGAATACTGCGCTCGCTGCTAATATATGGAAACATTATACAATAGTTATTGATAAGAACTTATCAAATAATTTAGTCCTATATATAGATGGGGTCCTCACAGCACCGGACTTGGCAGAGCAAAATACCACAGGAACTTTGAGAAATATAGAGCAAGTATTTATTGGTGATAAAAGCGGCACTAGCGCACTTTTTGAAATGCAAGGAGCCTTGCAAGATTTTGTAATATGGAACACGGATCTAACAAATGAAGACGCCAGAGTTTTATATAACTCAGGATCTTGGTTTGACATCCATCAACATGCTAGTGCCTCGTTAATATGGGACTGGTGGTTGTTCGGGCAAGAATCAAATATTGGACAAACGTCCGGATCAGCGCTAAGCAGTGGTACTGCTGTTACCTCTATATCACCAACTGTGGGAAGGCACCCTCTAGCATTTAACTCAAACGCAGATGTTTTCGTGACTGACGGTATATCGTATGTTCTTAAAGACAACAATACTTTCTGGAGCGACATAGCACAAACAATAAGCCTAAGCTCATCATATAGCAATGTTAGTTCATCATTCTCAAGCACAGCAACACTTACAGTTATTACATCTTCACACTCCGGCACTCTTGATCTAAATAATTCTATATCAGAGACTGGAACAACTTTCGGTGTTACAAATGCTGGTACAGGAAACGGAGCAAACATTGCCGAAGGTCGTGTTCTTGGGGCATTTGATGCTAAGTCCATAACCATTGGGTCAATAACATTCACCACAGATGAAGACGCTAGCACCTCTGGGGAAAACTTTACAAAGGTAGGATCAACTTATCATATCAATACAAGTGGTTCTAACAACGCCATGTTCTGGAACAGAATTAGTGGCGCAATAAAAGCAGAGTTTGGTGACTATAACACAACGTACACAGACTTGGCCAACGGCACTGCTTTGTTTGAGATAACAGCATCAGTCACTGGATCGAAAGAAATAAGAAACATTAGTGCTGCTGATGGTGTGACGTGGTTAGCAACTTCTTTTCACGGTATAACTGGTGGTACTCCTGTTGAATTTGAGTCCGGCATACTAAATGTCATGGAAAGACTAACATCTAGCACAAGGCAGAAAGCTGTAATATCTTCAAGATTCTCTGCACCCGGAGGTCCTGAAGTACAAACTTACGGATACCTAGACGCCTACGCTCAAGAATACTCTGTGTATAACTCTATGAATTACAGGAATTTTAGCGTGAGAGGCTCCGGCAGTGGTGAAACTGGTACGATAAGAGTCAACTCTCATGCTCAAAGGCGAGAAGGTTTGAGGTCGCTCCTATCTAGACATTGTGGAAGATTTGGTCTCGATTCTTCCCACGGCGGAGCAGATCAAACAGACTATGTATCATCAGCATCTGTTGGTGGAGGATACGAAGCATCTTTCCACAAAGTGCATAGAAACACCCTCACCAGAGCAGTGATTGACAAAGCACTTCGAATGCCTTCAACATCAGATTCGATAACAGGAGTTATCACAGGAGATGTACAATCAACTTATCCAAGTTCTGGCAACTTATCTGTTTCATTTTGGGCCAAGTTAGATGAAGACAATTCAGTCGACTCCAACAAGTTTATTGTTGAAGCCGATGACAATTCAAATAACAACGTTTTTATAATAGATTTTTTTGAAGGTTTTTTAAGAGTGAAGTACTTTCAAGGCGCCGGAGGAGGCTCTACGGATAATATATACAGATTCGACATTAGTAATGAAACTTCTTGGACTCACTATGTTATCACAATAAACATAGACCAAGCACAAACAGCACCCACAGGTTTTGTAAACAAAGCACCAGTTACATTTACAAAGCAACAGGGTGATCGCACAGGTAACATAGGCACCGTCGCTGGTCGCTTGGCATTGATGGGGAACGATGCGGTTTCAACCTTCTCCGAATTACAAGGATCTCTTCAACATTTTGCCTTTTATAATAAAGAATTGTCTCAAGCAGAAGTTAACGAGATCTATAATTCTAAATACTTAGTGAACACTTCTTTAGTGGGGAGCATAATCGACTATTGGCAGTTAGGAAACGAAAGTGAGTTTGATAGCTTTAACGAAGGGAGCGCTGTTACCAATGGATTAGGATTTGAAGCAACCATAGGATCCACCTCCTTAGCGATTGATGAGAATATATTTATAAGTAAAGGTGTTGGACCTCATCATGTGGATAAGAAGAATAACTTCTACGTTCAATCAATCTTGCCTCAATCTGACTACAATTATAGTTGGGTAACTTCTTCTTTGGGAAGTATTTACTCTGTTAGAAGTGGAGTTCAAAAAGTGTATGGATATTGGCCTAGAAATGGAATTTTATCTTCCTCTGTAGGTTTTGATTCTGCTATCACTTTTCCCACAGCCAGTACTGATATAAAAGGGAGTTAAAATGGCGACAACAATTAATTTAGATTTTGTAGGGTTAAATACACTAGTTAATGAACCTATAACGTCATCTACAAATACGATTGGGCATGCCCTAGGTACAACATCATCCGCATATGTCAACACTATTACCATAGGTGATAATGATAGCATCTCTATAGCACATGATGATTACCTAGTCGCTCTAAATATTCATCGTAATGGGCCATACGGAACTCCTATATTTAAACAATTAAGAGCCGCCAACAATCCGTTGACCAGATACCACAATAGAAACAATATTTTTTCTTATGTTACAGATCAGGGAAGAATTAGACAATCATTTAGGAACAACAGAGTTACTAACTCCTTTAGAGAGAGAAGATCAAAGCTTAGGCAAATTGTAGAAACACCTGTTTATGAAAATAAACCAATAACCATTGTTGGCTCTGTAACTGAAATAGATCCTAGGACTGGTAAGGAAATCAAACAGCGTGTTGAGATAAAAGCGTCATTTAATAATGAGACACAATACTTTGGGAATCGCAAAACTAACAGAGAGCTTGAAGCAGACTTCGAGATCGATGAAGGTTACGAACAATTGACAGACTTATATCTAGACGGCGGTTTGGATGCAGACGACTCCCCAATCGACGAGGTAGAATTAGTAAAATACGAAACCACGATCTATCCTAGACAAGAAGTAGTGGGAAGAACCAATAGAAGACCGAATTTTATTTATAAACCGTGGCACAGTGACAGACAACAACGACAAGATGGACCATTTATAGACACAGGTTTTGGATATTTTATACCATCACAATCATTGTGGCCACTAGATATTGGTCCGGATGAAAGTGGATTACCTGTTTTAATGCACAGACCTGCACTGCAAGACTCTGCCTCTATTGGGAAAGATCCGGCTGATCATGTAGGATTCCAGAAGGTTTCCTCGGAAGGAGACACAACAGTGTTCGATCATTATCCGGGTATCTTAAATTTTTCACCGGATTTTGGAAACGATAAGATATATGATGGCATAGTCTCTCCTAGGTATGCGTTTTTTCAAACCAATAATTCTACTTCCTCATCATTCAATCCATATGGAATACCTTATGAGGGCAACTTTCCATTGGTTACCGTAAAGTCAAACATGATCTCCACTGAAAACTATGAAGGTGCAGCCTTCTTAGCAACAACCTCACCTTTTTTAGGCACCACTGATTCTGTGGTGCTGGGCGGATCACAAAAATGGGAAGCTCCTAAATTTTCTGGTAGGACTCCTTTTTACGATTCATATGAAGAATATTGTGAATTAATATCAAAACTCGGCAACACTTACACGGTTGTCCCAGAATTTATCATGTCTGATTTTGTCGAGGAGTTTTCTAACAAAGGAAAACTAAGCGCTGAGTTGTTGTCAAAAGCACTGTTGTCGATCACTGGAGGCATAGAATCGTCAGACACAAGTGCTGAAAGAGGATTTTATAAGATTTATTCGACAACTGATTTTTTGAAAAACTTTGACATTATTCAGGAAGATCATGATGATTTTATAAATCCGTTTAAACTTACTTTAAAATGCAAGTCCATATTAAAATTTCTACCGTACGAAGGGTTTTACCCAGTCGAGAGAACAGTAGAGTTGTCAAAAAAGTTCTTTAAACATTATTCTAAAAATCTTATTTATGAAAACTCTAGAAACACAGATAATCCTCACACGTCTTCTGCTGGCCACTTTCAAGCACAGATGAATGCTCTATTTGCACCGGGAGTGCTTTTTAATACAATTAAAAGCGGAATGGCATGTGACTATCCTATAAATACTGATTTCAAATCTGCGTTTGACTTTAAAGTTGAAAATGGTGCCAATCCGACAAAGTATGCTAACTATGTTAGTCATAGCACCAGCTTTGCTAGCAAAAATAGAAAAGCCAGAATAAAATTGTCAAATTCAGACAGACTTTTGTATACACCGGACTTTCAGCCATTTGTTAGATCAACAGCATCTGGTAATTCGCAACCAATTAAGATTTTTGCTGACTCTAGACTTAGACAATTGAGTTTTGCTGGTAACAGCTCTGAGGATGAATATCTAAGCTTAAACGATGGCACGGTTACTATAAATTTTAACGAAAGAGTGCCTTTTGAAGCAATAATAACTCCGGGTGAGTTTTTGAGAAATAAAAAAATATCATGCATAGATTCTGACAGTGCCATTAAGCGCGGATCTTCAATAATGACGGCTAGAGATAACAAAGATTACATAAAATTTGCATCTAACTTTTTAGCAGAGGTTGGAGACTTTTTTCTAGAAAATAAAAATTACACCACTTTAGCATCCTTACCACAGGAAGACCCTAACTTCGGAAATGCAAAAGCAGGTAGAAGATATATGATGCGTTTAAAAGTTTACAGGTCAATGAGTGGAAGCAAACCCCTGCAAACATCCAGCTTGGGTGAATACTCTGTCCCACAAGATAGCGGAGATATTAGAGAGACATTTACAATGTACAGTAATCCAAAAAACTTTGGTGAGTTAAAGATACTAGATAGCCCATTAGGCAACGATACTGAGCCCCAGTCTGAGTCAGACACCTTATACAACAACTTTACAGATGATTATGAAAGCTTTTTGTCGGATAATGAAAGAGTGGGTGTGCCATTTGATAATTTATACGAAATAAATCAATGGAGGTCTTTTGTAAAAAACGATCTTGCTTTTTCATATAAACCGGGAAGGTATTGTTTTAACTCCGGTTCAGGAGCGGAAAACTTTCTATTTTTCTCAGGGTCCTATTGTTCAGTTGGTAATGATATCACTCAAGGTGAAAATTTTCCATACACTCCTCCATATTACCATGGGGAAGCATGGGCAGACTTTACATTTTTAGCAACAGAATCCAAGAAATATACCCTTGCAGAAATTCTAAACGACACGTCGATTGAGTTTTATAGGTATTATTGTGAAGACGTCCCACTAAATGCCGAGTCCGTGGGTCAAATAAAAACCAGCAGGGTTTTTGATACATCAAAGCTGTCTTCGATGACTAAGATATCTTTTATGTTCCCTAGACAATACGCTGCGATTGGAACAGGCATCGGGCCTTTTGCCAGTAGTTCGAATGTTGCTACTACTTATAAACAGACCATAGTTTTTGCGTCCGCTTCTTTGTTTGCTGGGACACCAAACAACAATGAAATCTATATAAATTATCAAACTTCTGGTGATTTGCCTCTATTGCATGCAACGCTTTTAGCAAAAGCCATCAATGGAACAGCTGATGGTGATATCAAATTCGGAACTATGTCAGGTAGTGTTTCAGGGATTCATTATTTTACTGCTAATGTTGATGAGGTACATACTGAAAATCAAGACGTTAACGACTCACAGGTAAAGTATGTGTCTTTAACAGGTAGCAGTGCTCTTGGTGGCTATGGTAATCGTAATATTGAAACTTTACCCACTATAACTTGTGATAGGGACAATGTGGTATATAGAACCGTAACCGACACAGATGCTTATGATGAAGACAGTGACAGAATGAATGTAAGAACTGGACTTGTTTATAAGAAAAATTTAATTAAAAACTATAGAATGATTAATGAACAAGCGATGCAATTGGCATCAAGTGTTAATTTGTTGTCTAGGGGAGTCCTCACAGATGATGACTTACTAACTCAAAACGGTATAGTCACCTCTTCACCCGTAGACGTAGACACAGATACACAAAACTCTTCTAGGTGGATAATACAGTCTAAATTTGAAACACCAATGTTAAATTTCAATCACATGAGGTTTGATCAAGTTCACCAGCAACTTATTTATTCAGCATCTGCTACAACTATTGGAATGTGGCACCAGTACGGCTTATTACCACAAAGTTCCTCTGAGGGAGTGTTTATGCAACTAGAAGCAGTACCAGAAAATTGGATTCAAAATGTTATGGGCGGTGAGCAGAATGCAACAGGTTCTTTACTAGATCTTTGCGGCTTCAATAGAAACCCAATAAGAATGGGAGAAGTTGCAGACTCTAAAATAGTTAAAGAGGCGATTGTTGCCGTTCCGTTTTTACCAAGAGGCGGACAGAGAAAGTTTTTTAATTTAGATCCAAAAGACGTTAGAAATGCTCAAGATCCAGCAAGACAAAACCTTGTCGGCGAATCTGTCTTAAATCAAATTAATTTAATGAAAGATTTCGTATTTCCACCCTCAATGGATTTTATCACGAACAACTCTGTCGACCCTTTTGCAATGTATATATTTCCTTTTGAGCACGAATTTACCAAACAAGATCTCTCTTACATTTGGCAAGGACTATCACCAGATCTGGGTATCAGCCATAAGACATCTGAGTCAACGATATCACATGAGTTATTGTTTCATGAATTGTTGGGTAGAGGCGCCATATTAAAGCCCGGAAACAACACTGAAAAAGAGCTTGTAAAAAATGCTAGATTTAAAAAAATAAATAGTAGAATTAGATGGATGGTATTTAAAGTCAAACAAAGGGCAAATACCAATTATTTTGATAAAGTGTTTGCATCAAATGAAGCATCAAGACGCAAGGCAAGAAGACAAAAAAGAAAAATGAGGAGATTGAACAGACTACTGGAAACAGATCCCATTCAATATAATTGGCCTTATGATTTCTTTTCGCTTGTGGAGCTAGTTAAGATTGATGCCGAGATTGATTTTGCCAATCCGGATGACGACCTAACACAGGACAACAGAACAGTGATCAGACCGAGAGAAAAAGTTCCACGACCACCCGGACCAACAAAAGAAGAGAGACTGGCGAGAGCAGTGCTTGGAGAGCCTCAAGAAGAAGAGCCGGCGATTATTTCAGAAAGCGTTAAAAAATCCAATCCAAAAGGCGGTAAAACAAAGAGAAAGGAAACTCTTAGGAGGAAGAAGTAGTGTCATTTTTCAACAATAAAGAAGATGTGTTACACATAGAACTCACACCACTCGGAAGACAAAAGCTTTCTGAGGGTAGACTCATGCCGGCATATTATTCTTTTTTGGATGAGGATGTGCTTTACGATCTTGGTGCCGCTAACTCTAGTGAATTAAATCATCAAGTGAAAGATAGAATTCTAATTGAAACTCCGTACCTAAAGCCACAAACAAACTTCACAGACCTTGAGGCCAAGATTGTTGAAAAAACACCAGACCTTACTAGTGACACGATTAAGTATAACTTAAACACTATGGGTACATCAAAAAACGTTGATGACTTCGCTCCAACATGGGAGATTGTATTTCTCAAAAACGAAATAGTCGATTCGGCTAGAAACCTATCGTCAAGCTATGGGTTTCACCAAGTCCCGCAAATAGATTTAGAGATAGAGTATACAATATCAGCAGGCAATATCAACATTGATATAACAGACTTAGGAACGTTTGGTAGTCCCAACTTAGCACCAGACGAAGTCTTTCCAGATGGCACATATTTAAAGATCGAAGAAGAAGAAATTCTTGCTAGGATCTTAGAAAGAAATGGTTTTCTTCATGGAAAGTCTATACAAGTTGAAGCGTTTAAGTTTGACAACCCAACATCAGAAAGGTTGATACCACTTACGTTTTTAAAAAGACAAGAGCTTATACAAGGAGATATTTTGGTAGATCAAGAAGAGATCGAGCTCAACCCAGAAAGAACACCACAGAATGTGGAGTACTATTTTGATTTTCGAGTAGACAAGGAAATACCAATACTAGAAATATGCAAGGGCATTGGTAAACTAAATAGCCAGAACCCGATATCAGATTTTGAAATAGTGTGTCCAGATATTAGAAAACGCAACCCGACAGATATTTATGGTAGTAACATTACAGATCAAGATATAGAAGACTGTACAACGAAAGAGGAGTGTGACTAATGAGCATACCAGAAGTGGGCTTAGAAAATCTTCCGAACTGCTATATCAACGGCGTAGAAATATACAAGGGCGGTAGAAAAAAAAATAAGTATGTTATATCGGTCTCTGTAAAAGATGTGAAGCAATTTGGTTCATGGACTTGGTATGATGAAAAACAATTGTATAATAATATGCAAATGATTGTGGTTCTCTCGCACAATGAAAGTTTTAATTCCGACGTAGAATCCGGGTCAGTTGTGCTTACTAGAGACCTAATGAACAACTATAAAGAAAATTTAGACTATAAAGTTGTGAACGTGAAGAAAAAGTGGGATTTAGAAAAAATACCCAAAGAAGAAACAGAAAACGGAGTAATCCACACTTTTCCTTTTACTTTTAAAATGTTTAGTAGAAAAGATGCACAAAATTTAAGAGTATATGCTGCGTTGTTTATAAACAGATCAAAGTTTTCTGCTAGCAACGCTGTAGACCTATATTCTAAATCCTTAGCATATGGAGGACCAGTAGCCTCTGATCGTATAAAACAAAACGGCAAATTGAGAAGACGCGCCAATATACTTACAAAACCAGACGGATCTATTCACATAGGACCATATCACCTCCATAGAAGAAAACGTATGGAGGGGTCTTTTCATACACCAGCGCCACATAAAAACTTAAATCGTAAGAAAGTACAAAATCCAAAGATAAAAGACTATACGGACAGGAAATTTCCACGCCCTACTATGGACACTATTGACAAAGGACAGATGTTTTTCAAGACTTATGCCTGCAAAAATGATAGATCACTTTCTATGTTTTTCGGTTTTGACACAAGAGCAATTTTGTTAAATAGAAGTAAGATGGCACAAAAAATTGCAAACTTTAATCCAATTTTTGTCAATGATCTTTTGTCTAGAATTAAAATAGAAAAAATGACAGTGATGAAAACAAAAGTTATGAAAGCTAGGGGTTTTTCTAAACTAGGGGTGCCCAAGTTTAATAGAAGAAGAAGCCTACACAGAAAATTAGTTTCAAGGTCTAGAGATAGGTTCCCTTCGGTTTTTGAGGCAGATGACAACATAAAAGAAGTTTTCTTGTCCCCAAACCCAGCACATAGACAGTTTAAACTAACAGAGCAGTACCATGCAAACTCACAGTATCCAAAAGGCGATTATACATACTCATTGCAGCTAACTTTTACTGATCCATCTTATGATTTTGTAAATGCGATGATAGAAGAGATAAAAGAAGCAAATGCAAGATTCAAGACTTACTTATTTAGGCTTGATCGGCCATCAAGTGTTTTAAGTGACGACAACACCCTATCAGAAATGTTTAAAAGTCGGGAGATGTCTTTGAAGCCTAGGGTTGAAGATTTGGATTGGTTTGTTGCACTAAAGATGTACGTAAAATATTATTCAATTATTTTAAATTTGTCTACCCAAGAGGAAAACGATCTTCTCAGAAAGACGTCATTTATGGTTCACCCTTTATTCGCAACTAGAAGAAGCATACTGTTTTTTAGTAAAAAATTTAGAAAAATGTATTTTTATATAAGAAAGTTTTTTAACTTCTCTGTGAAGACAAATAGCGATGTAGGTACACAAGGCGTTGGCTCCTCAGCATCGGAAAAAAACAAAATACAAATTAGAAAAACTTTAAAGCGAAATCTAAACTTTGAAACTGAAGTGGCGTTTATAAGTTATATTCATTCAAAAAACGGTATGATTAGAAAAGCAAAACTAAAGCAAATTGCACAAAGAAACCGAAGCAAATTTTTTCGGAGAAAACCAAACTTTTCAAATACTCAAATATCTAGAATCAACACTAGTGCTGACAACGGTATTTTGGCAGCATTTAATAATATTAGTAATTCAAAAGTTAGCTTTTTATCCCCAGTATCAGTATCAGAAAAAGATAGAAATGATGAAATAAAACTAGGCAGTCTAAATTCTTCATTTAGACAAAGAAAAGAAATATCAGAAATGATGGAAAGAGTAAGAAACAAAGAAATTAAAAAAGACAGTCCAACAAAACCTAGTAATAAAAGAAAAAAAAACAAGTTAGTAATAAAGTCGGCAAGAGAACGAGAATTTTACACTGAAAACAAACGAGATGCTTTTAAAGATACAGATAAAAACTTGGGAAAAAACAACCAGTTTCAAACAGAGGATCCCGATTTTAGAGAATCTCAATCACAGAGAAGATCAAAATCTGTTAAGTCTTCCAAATTTAAAAAAAATAAGAGAAAAAACAACAAATACGTTGCAGCGTCAAATCCTGACACAGCAAAACTATTAACTGCCGCCAACAATAACAAATCTAAAGCACATAATTTACCACTGTCAATGAGGGCGTTATTTGGATCCGAATCAAGATCGGTAGTTTCAAATGTAAAATCAATTGGCTCCAATCCTGACATATCTGCCGATCATGAAACGTCAGACGTTGTTGATTTAGTTTTCAATACACCGGCTAGAGTTGAGTATCTTAGTGGATATAGGACAAACTCTAAGGGAATATTGAATGTTAAGGCTCCCATTTTTAAGCTGCTAACAGACTCAGAGCTGGATAATTTACAGACCCCGTTCATGTGTAGAATGAGCTTTTACGAGTTAAAGGGAATTACTGAAGAAAAAGAAGGTTTTGAAATCGCAAATAAATACTTTATTGTTAATAGCAATACAGACGTGAGTGCAAAAAACCAAATTCAAGTAAGCACGGAATTTATCACAGATCAGCAAGTCTTAAAAATGTTTGAAGGATTACAAGCTACAAAAATAGAATACTTAAGCTCAAACTTTGTACGCCAAGCTCGTGAGCGCCTCGGTCCAATCGACGCTCAGAACATCCCAGTTCAGAAAAGAAAAGCTATTCCGGCGCCTAGGCCAAAGAGATCCAAGCTTCCAGAAAACGAAAGGCCAGAAAGAAACATCAGTCCAGCACCGAAGCCCCGAAGGAGCCCTAGAAGACCACAGGCTGGTGCATCTGGTACAACAGAAACAAGTGAATCTAACACCGCAGTAGAGACACAAAGTGAATCTAGGCAACGCCCGAACCGTAGACGTCAGCGGTCTAGGCAGCGTGCAAACCGTAGACGTGAGCAATCTACCACAAGGACAAGATCAGAGAGATCATCGCGGTCAAGATCTAACTCAAGAAGATCATCGCGATCTAGAACGAGAGGAAGATCTGGTGGAGGAGGATACTAATGGCACTAGTACAAAAAAAGAAAATAACAGACTCTACTACACGTAGGAGGTTTTCAAAAAAATATAAATCAAGAATTACTTTTCTTACTTCTGCTGAGAAGAGTATTGGTTTTATACGAGAGAAGGTGGTAAAACAATCGGCTGACTGGAGGGGTACAACAGTGGGAACTCGACTTGCTGGGTTAGACCACACAGTATCATATAATGAACCAGCGATCATAACGCAAGTAGAAATGAAAGACACTTCAGCCGGTGTGTCTTACTATTTTGTTGAGCCGACTTTTAACTTTCTCTCGTTAGAGTGGGAAGATTTTTTTGCTGAGAGACGTGAAACCTCTGCGCCATGTATATATTCAGAGACCGACTTCACACCAGAGCTCAAGGCATTTCCGAAAAGAAGGATTAACCGACAAACATCTGTGAACTTTAATTTACTCTTGAAAGATAATCACACAGCGGCTAATCAAGTTCGCCATGAGAACGTTATGTTTGTGAAAAATTACAATTATAAATCAGATAACTACAAAAAGAAAGATTACCCGTATTACATAAACATTGCTTTGGCCAACAGAACCAATACAACATTTAGAGACAAACTCGTGGAATTAAACTTATTTAACTTACTATTGGAGGATTATATACAAAGCGAAAAACAAACCAGACGCTTTGGAGATCTTGATCTATCCATATTCAACCTTGAAACATGGGTGGGCAACAGCGACTTTTCAATCGGAGCAGATAACTTGGTTGTTCTGGGCGATGCTAGGATGCAAGATAGTACGTTCACAAGAGGCTTAAAGAAGCTAGAGTTTTTGGGTTTCTTAAGAAAAAAGATGAAGGAAAAACAAAGAACTTTAAAAGAGATCCTCACAGGTCAACCCTGCTACACAGAAGTTTTATTTTACAGAGTTGATAAATTTGATGAACAAGATGTTTTCATACAAAGTTTTTGGATTCCCGCCGAAGATACTTTCAATCTCATGGACACACAAGTCAAGTACGGTGTTAAGTATAAGTATCAGTGCTCATCATACAATGTAGTGGTCGGCGCAAACTACAGATATGAAGTCAAAAGAAACACCGTTGATGCCACAATAGAACACTCGGTTCAGCTTGTAGAGATACCAATGTTTCGCGATGAATGCAGAATAGTTCAACCTCCTCAGCCTATGCCAGAGATTATGTTTCACAACAACAAGTATAGCAGAAGCGAAATCAAGATGTCTTTGCAACTAAATCCAAACACTTACATAGCAGATTTTATACCACTGGAACCGTTTGAAGAGGATCAAAATGATCTGATAGCCGAATACAACAAGCTGAAAAGAAAAAACTACTTCCACTATGAAACTGAGCATGCGTTTTTTGAAGTATTTAAGATGGAATCTATACCACGAACTTATGATGAGGTAGATAATTTTAAATTAGCAGACCTTAGAAACCCATCACCATCGATATCTGCTACGCTTTTTGATAGAATATTGATGGATAAGCCATATTATTATGTTGCAAGATCAATAAACTCTCACGGTCTTTTGTCCAATCCAACACCTATTTATGAGGTAAGATTAACAGAAGACGCAGATGAAACGTTTTTGCATGTGGATGTTGTTGGGTTTATACAAAAGAAGCAAGAAGTACAGAACACAGTAGACTTTAGTAAATTCATACAATTGATACCGGCATCTGACCATACCATCTTTAATTCTAATCAAGAGTCTGTCATAAATGCAAACTCACTATATGGAAAGATAGATAAGATAACACTGGGAATTGCCCAGAATCCAATCTGGGGAGAGAAGTTTAAGTTCAGATTTACATCGAACGATACTGGTAAGAAAATTGATTTTAATGTGACGGTAAAATTAACTAAGAAGAAAACACTTGAAGATTTTTAAACAAAATCTATTTATTTTGATTAATAGGAGACATATATGGGATTTCTAGATAACAGCGGTGACATCATACTAGATGTTGTGCTTACAGACCATGGCAGAAAAGAGCTTTCAAAAGGTGACGGTTCTTTCAAAATTAGCAAGTTTGCTTTAGGAGACGATGAGATTGACTACTCTTTGTACAATACATTGCATCCTAGTGGATCATCCTTTTACGATCTAGAGATCTTACAGACTCCAGTCTTAGAAGCATTCACTGACAATGCAGCGTCCATGAAGACAAAACTCGTTACATATGAAAACCTAGAGCTGTTGTTTCTACCAGTCTTAGAGCTGAACGAATTGACAGGAATAAACAAAAGATATGACGGTCTTGACTCATTTATTGTAGCAGTGGATAGACAAACAGAAGATGACGATGAATCCACAACAACTAAAGGAATCGGACTCACATCCACTGGTGCTGAAAGACAAGGCGTCATATTTGGAGAGTCTTTAGATCGTGGGGCTTCAATTGTAGTCGATCAAGGACTAGACACCACACAGATCTCTGCTAAACAGAGAATCGATCCAGACCTACGAGAAACCGAATACAGTATTCAGATTGATAATAGACTTGGATCAATCGTTGATGAAGGTGGTAACCAACTAGAGCTTAGTTATATTGATGATGATGATATTGCTTACTACGTTATATCTGAAGCGGAAGGTACAGCAGTAACAAATATCTCAAACTTAAGCAAGGCTAACGAAAGCCCAATAGCAGGACCAAGAGGATCTAGATTAAGATTTAGGATCAAATCTTCACTAGACCTCAACACAAGCAATTTTCTTTTCACAAGATTAGGTGGTACTACAACACTGTCCAACAGGACACCCGGTGGAGCAGGTACCACCACAGTTTATTATATCGACTCTATGGTAAGAGTCTCCGGTATGAATACAGGATATTCACTAGATATCCCTATTCGTCTCGTTAAATTTAAATCATAAAATAGGAAGTAATTATGGCTGAAGCAGGCGCATTTAAAATTTTAAGTGAAGACGATATCGTCTCAACAAGAACTCTACTACACGAGGCAATCCCAATCACAGGAACTATCGTAAGTGGAACATATCAGGATAGAAACATTAAAAATCCTTCTCATGGTATGTTTCAATCTGTATATGATTATCCTTTTCTGAGTTCATCTTCGAATCACATCTTTGATATTACTGTGGGTGTCAGCACTCATTCAGGAAAATATAACGCTACAAACAATCAAGCATCTAAGAAAAAGAACGTGTACAATCAAATGGCACAAATTCTTGTTGGCTATGATATAACAGGATCTGTATTAAGGTTTGATGAAGATGGTGATCTGACTGGCGGGACTAAGATCGATAACGCCATTTTCATCCCCTTTTCCAGATTGCTAGTGAAAGATGAGATCAAGAAAGGCACATTTAGTATGACACTTGGTATGAATGCAGGACACGCTGATCCGTTTGGAACAGGAAATAATTTGACAATTACAGATGCATCTGGATCTAACAATTACTTTGTAAACTCACCTGCTGGTGAATATGGGATCTTATATGCTCAAGGTTTGCCGGCATCAAAAGGCTACAAAAAATGTGGCTTACTTTATTATCAAGCAGGCATTGCAGTCTTAACTGCTTCACTCTTTAGTCAAGACGCAGGAAATGGTTTCTTATCTGCATCGGCTATTATGAGCAACGAAGGTTCTGATACAATTGATAAACAGCTGACAGGGTCAACTATTCAAACAATTGCAAACAGCCTGAGACACCGTATTGGGAACGTTCAGTTCAATAACACAACCGAGCTAAACTCAACAATTTATTTCTGTCGTGCTAATCACAACGAGTTTAATTACTCAACAAACCCAACATACTTGACCGGATCTAAGATTCGAGTTAAGACAAACTCAACAGATGAGCCCGTATCTTATATTACGAGTATTGGCTTGTACAATGATAGAAATGAACTTATGGCAGTTGCAAAATTGTCAGAACCTCTTAAGAAAACACCGAGCACAGAATTTACACTTCGATGCCGACTTGATTACTGATATGACTTATGGCCTTATTCAAATTCCATCCAGACGACATCTTCATAAACACTCTTGAAGCCTATCCAGAGTTTTCTTTCTACATTCATAGCGGTACAGTATTCATCGACAGCATGCCCCACAGAGAGGGAACTAATGCTGACGTTGGTAATGGGTTTGTTTCTCTATATGAGCTTAACAACGATAAGCCAGCAGCACAAAGAATACAGCCAACAATGATCAAAGATGCGTCTAGAGAGACGATACGAAGTATCTCGCAGCAAGACTTTGCCCTAAAGTATAACTACGATGGAGAGACTATCACTGGATCGTATGACCTATCTGCCTCTATTGCGAGAGACTACTTTGGACTAAACTCATCCGCTCGAACGAGACTCAATGCACTTAGGAACTCCTTAGACCATTACAAGTTTATATCGCCCCAATATGCTTTTACTTCTAAACATGGAGACAAATCAATTCAAGAGGCATCTGTCATCTCTATCTCGTCAATATTTTATGGCGAGAAGATTAAAAGAGGATCTGTGTTACTGGAGTACTTTATCTCAGGATCTCTTATAGGACGCTTACAAGATGTAGGATACAACGGTGAACTTATACAAACGGCACCTGTTGGCTCAACAGGATCTGGTTCCTGTGCAGGAGTTATCTTATATAAAGAAGGTGCAATCGTTTTAACAGGATCGTGGACACTAGGTGACAACTCTATAGATTATGTCGCATCCACGAGCACCACAAACAAATGGACACAGTTTGGAGACGGGTTACACAAAAATATAACACAGAACGCGACTGCCTTATCTGCATCGTATTTCATTTCTTATCAAGGTGTTACACACACTAATACCATGATGATGATGGCACATGCAAAGTATGCTGAACTAAACCACTCAAACAACCCTACGTATAAAGATTACAGTCATCCTAACTTTGGAATATCAGTGACTTCTTCCAATTCATACATCGAGCTAAAGGTCCCACCAAAAAATATTGTAGATACAGAACTAACAGATGTCATACCAGACTTTCAAAAAGAGACTTACATATCTAAAGTTGCAATCTACGATGACGATAAAAATCTAATTGGTATCGCTAAAGTTGCAACACCTGTAAGAAAAACTGAAGATCGTCAATATATTTTTAAATTAAAGCTTGACATATAGATCCAAACGTGTTATAATATAGTATTATGATTTTAGGATTAGACATTAGCACAAGTAGGATAGGCTACTCAATCATCGATCACGATGAAAATCTTATCAACTATGGGGAAATAAAATTAAACCCAAAGGAATCTCTAGAGACAAGAGCAGATCTTTTCTTTAGTATTTTAACACAATTGGAGCAAGACCATGATATTAAACACGTATTCATCGAACAGCCATTCATGGCATTCTCAGGAGGAAAGACCACGGCTGTCACCATGGCAAAGTTGCAACGCTTTAATGGTATGTGCAGCTACTGCGTCCGTTTGTTATTTGGTTTTCCTGCGACACTCATACAGGCTAATAAAGCAAGAGGACTCGTTGGGCTTAAGATCAAGCGTGGGGAAAAGACGAAGCTCAAGGTTATTGAGTGGGTTGAAGCGAAATATCCAGAAAATTTTATAGTAGAGTATACGAGACACGGCAATCCAAAACCCGGAACAGATGATAAAGCCGATGCGATTGTGATTGCAAATGCCGGTTTAAAATTAAATCAAGAAAATACTTGACAAATATTCACACCATGTTATAGTATAGCTATCGGAGGAAACATGGAAGAGAAACGTAAGATCGTTTCCGACATACTTGGATCGTATGTTCGGAAGGGAAATGAACACCTATACTCTTGTCCTTACTGCAAGCATCACAAAAAGAAGATGTCTGTTAATTTTGCACAAGGTGTATTCAAGTGTTGGGTTTGCGACACAAGAGGTAAGAACATTTACCGAATAGTTCGCAAGTTCGGAAACTACAACCAGAGACAAAGGTGGCTACAACTTGTCGGTCGCTTAGACCTATCAGAGTTTGATAATATCTTTGAAGGATTAAAAGATCAAGAACCAGAGCAAGTAGTTGAATTACCTAAAGAAATGGTGTCACTATGTAATAAGCATTTACCTGTGTCATCAAAACGAGCTCTTGCATATCTGAGAACTCGCGGGATTTCTAGACGAGAGATACTCATGTGGAAGATTGGGTATTGCCCAACCGGAAAATACGGAGGTAGAATAATCATACCATCGTTCAATGTCAATGGTCAGCCAAACTATTTTATTGCTCGTTCTTACGTCGGCCATCAACGAAAGTATCTAAACCCACCAGCTTCTAGAGACATTATATTCAACGAACTGATGATCGACTGGGACGAACCAGTCGTTCTTGTCGAAGGAGCGTTTGATGCCATAGTAGCAGGAACTCAAGCAGTTCCAATACTTGGATCAACACTGAGACCTAATTCAAAATTATTTCAAGCCATAGCGCTTAACGACACACCGGTTTATATGGGTTTAGATGAAGATGCTGAAAAAAAAGCTGGACAAATGATTAGAAACATGTTACAATATGATATGGAGGTTTACAAGATCGACACTTCATCCGTAGAAGACATAGGTTCGATGTCTCCGGAGCAGTTCTCTTGGGCCTATCAAAATGCTGAGGCTATAGACTCAGACTATTACTTTTTTCAAAAAATGATGCAAAATATAATATAGGAGGATTTATGACTTATAAAATTGCACACATAGCGGATACTCACATTAGAAACTTGAAGTATCATGACGAATACAAAGTTGTATTCAAGAAGATGTACGACAAGCTACGCCAACAAGGTGTCGATGCTATCGTTCATTGTGGTGACCTTGCTCACACAAAAACACAACTGTCTCCTGAGTATTTTGCTCTTGCGACAGAGTTTCTTTACAATCTTGCCGAGATTGCTCCAACTTATATTATATTGGGTAATCACGACGGAAACCTTAAGAACTCAACCAGAGAGGATGCGGTGTCACCGATTGTTAGTGCCCTGAAGCACCCGCAACTGCATCTTCTAAAGAACTCAGGTGAATATGACTTTGGGTCTGGGGTGACATTTAACGTAAAATCAATCTTTGATCGTGACAACTGGATTGAGCCCACTAATGCTTCAAAGATCAACATTGGCTTGTATCATGGAGCAGTTATGGGATCAAGAACCGGCAGTGGTTGGGCGATGGAGTTTGGAGATGATGATATCTCTATCTTTTCTAATTGTGACTATGCTATGCTTGGTGACATACACAAGCCTCAGATCCTCGATGAGGAAGGTCGAGTCCAGTACGCAGGGTCAACGGTACAACAAAACTTTGGCGAGTCAGGGCGAAAAGGCTACAAGCTGTGGACAATAAAAGACAAAGATAACTTCAATGTTGAGCATGTTGGTATACTATCACCAAGGCCATTTATAACTATAACCCTAACACAAGGTGGTGGTTTACCGGATGGTGCTTACATTCCTCGTGGCTGTAGACTAAGATTAATTGCAACTTCTAGTTTACCTTCCAACAAGATAAGAATAGTTACAGAGTATTGCAAAACAAAGTATAATCCGTACTCTGTGTCGTTTGTAAACAAATCTGAAGACTCTGTTATGGAATCTCTGCAAGGCTCTAGCAAAATAGAGAACATGAGAGATCTAGCGGTCCAAGAAAAATGGATCAAAGAATATCTCAAAGATTTTAATTTAGAAACAGAGGTTATGGATGAGATCATGGAGCTGAATACAAAGTTCAATATGGAGGCAGAGAGGAATGAACAAGTTAGTAGAAATGTTATTTGGAATGTTAAGGAAATGCGCTTTGACAATTTATTTAACTATGGGGGAGATAATTCTGTGGATTTTTCAAAAGTGTCTGGCATTGTTGGAATATTTGGTAAAAATTACAGCGGCAAGTCTTCTATTATTGACTCTTTACTTTTTGGTCTTTACAATACCACGTCTAAAGGTGAAAGGAAGAACGTTCATATCATCAATCAAAACAAAGAGTCAGCATCTATCAAATTGGTTTTCAATGCAGCAGGTCAAGAGTATAAAATATCTCGCAACCTTAACAAGGTTAATAAAACCATTAGAGGAAAGAAAACCATTGATGCAAAAGGTGATCTTGACTTCTCCAACATCACAATCAATGAATCCTGCAACGGAGACTCCAAAACAGATACAGATGCCAATATCCGCAAGGTCATAGGTACCATTGATGATTTCATGATTACATCGATGGCGTCACAGCTAGATTCGTTGTCGTTTATCAAAGAGGGGTCAACCAAGCGCAAGGAGATCCTTGCAAAGTTCTTGGACCTCGACCTGTTTGATAAGAAGTTCAAATTAGCGAAGGCTGCTTGTTCTGATATTTCGGCAGTCATTAAAAAGATGAAAGCAAAGAATTATTCCGGCCAACTTGTTGCAAAACAAGAAGAACTAGAAGAAATCAAAGAAGATATCGAGAGACAGCAAGATCTTTGTGTCAGATTTACCTCTAGGTATGATGAGTTAATGATCGACCTAAATGCAATAGAAGAAGAATTAAATTCTAGACCAACTGAAATAATTGACGTAAAAGCAGTAAAAGATCTTATAGTTTTAAAGAATAAAGACATAAAGCAAGCACAAGGTGACATAACCGCACTAAAACAAGTTATAGAGAAAAATACTGAAATTATAGCAGAAATCGATAGCTTTCTTAGTGCCCTGTCTCAAGATCGATTAGAGACGTTGGAAAGTAAGTGGAGCATCTGGTCGTCAGAAAAGTCTGACTTGTTGTCAAAATTAAATTTGAAAGAAAGTAAACATAAAAATGCTTCTAAAAAAATACACATGCTCGAAGGCCATGAGTACGATCCAGACTGCAAGTACTGCTGTGAAAACAAGTTTGTCAAAGACGCAAACAAAGCAGTAAAGGAGTTGCCGATCATACAGGCTGATATCGATGGCTTGCGCACTGAGTTGGAAGACTTGGATTACAAGATAGATAACGTAGGTATTGAAAGTATCAAAAAAGATTTACAAAAGATAAAAGATCTAAGAATAAAAAAGAATCGTATGTTTTCTGAGATTGAGCAATCAAAAGTAAAGATAGAAAGCGCCTCCACTAAGATTGAATTACTCAAGAACGAGATACAGTCCAATGAGGCAAAGGTTCAAGAGTATGAAGATAATCGTCATGTTATTGAAAACTTATCTGTATTGCTTGGTGAACAAAAAGCTGTTAAAACCAAAGCACAAGAGTACAAAGCAAAGATGGATCGGTGTAACGAAAAGATTCAAGGTTACTTGATAGAGCAGGGTTCTGTGCAGCAGTTTATTAAAACTATCGAAGAACAGAAAAAGGAACAGGACGATCTGGAGAAAGAGTGGATTGCCTATGACTTGTTCATGAGATGTATGCACCCTAATGGTATTGCGTACGAAGTTATTAAACAAAAGCTTCCAATCATTAACGAGGAGATTCAAAAGTGTTTAACAAACATTGTTGACTTTGAAGTATTGTTTGAAAATAGCGGTAAGAATCTGAATATTTTGATCAAACACCCCCAGTATGAGCCTAGACCTTTGTCAATGGGATCGGGTGCTGAGAAAACTATTGCTGCTATGGCTATACGCCTTGCGCTCATTTCTATAACTAATTTACCTAAATCAACACTATTTATACTTGACGAACCTGCAACTGCTTTGGATCAAGAACACATGGAAGGTTTCATCCGTCTATTAGAAATGATCAAGACTAAATTTAAAACGGTTTTAATTATTTCGCATCTTGATTCTCTCAAAGACTGTGTTGATATGACAATTGATATAGACAAGGTTGGAGGTTACGCTAAAGTAAAGGTGTAACAAATGGATAAAGAAAAGATACTTGAAACTCTAAATGAAAACATAGTAGAGGCAGGCCAAGAGAAGCTTGCGAGTTCGGACTTTCAAAAAGCATTGCACTTAAACAACCCAAGAAAGGGAGTTCTAGATGCGATACAAGAGAGGCTGATATCTCGTAAGCTTCTTGTTTTTATTTGCGCAACTGCTCTGCTCGCTTCGGCTCAACTTGATCCGGAGACTTGGGGAATGATTGCTATGATATATATCGGCGGACAAACTGCCGTTGACTTTGCAAAGATGTGGCGTCATGGTAGTTAATTGGTCAAAGGCAAAAGCATGGGTTAAGGCTCACTGGAACTGGTTGGTTCTTGTGGGCTTGTTCTGTTTGGCCTATGCCCTTGGCAGAAAGAACGCACGTGGTTTGCTTGTTCAGGCCGAGGTAGCCAAAGCACAGTACAAAGCAGAAGCGGAGGCTATAGAGACAGCAGCCAGAGATAAAAACAAGCGAGATCAAAAGATTGACAACAGAACCGAAGAGATCAAGCGAAAGATTGAGCTTAAGAAACAACAAGATCTGGAGGATCTTAAGAGAGACATAGATGCAGACAAAGTCTTCAGAGACTTAGGGATAGACAAGAAATGATTTTATTACTACTATCATCACTGGCTTGGGGATCAAGCCCTGAATATACTTACCTTAATAAAGGAGAGGTCGCACCATTTAACGGACGTCTGATGAGCGATGCGGCAATTGACCTCATAACTCAGGAGATTGTAAACGCACCAGAAGAGTGTCGTATTGAGATGCAATATCAACTTGCCATGCTAGAAGCGGACAAGAACGAGGAGATAAGAAAGCTCAAGAGCGCAATGAAGTTCAATAATCAAATTCACGATGCAAAAATTTCAGAACAACAAAAGCGCATCCAAGAACTTGAAGAGTTGAAAACGCCTCCAAAATGGAGACTTTGGTTCGGTTTGGGACTAATTACTGGCGTAGGCACGACAATTGCCATAGCAAATGCGGTAAACTAATATGTTAGTAAGAATAGTAAAGGGCATAAAGAAGCTGGTCTGCCCACCGGCAACTCAAGACCTCGCTCTTAACACAAAGAACCGAGACGCAACAATAAAGAAGTACAACTACGGACCTCTTAACGTTGACGAACCGGCTGACTATTGGGAGAAGATCGCAAAGTATTGGAAGACCACAGAAGAAGCCGCAAGAAAGTCTCTTTGTGGTAATTGCGTTGCGTTTGATATCTCCCCTCGCATGAAAGAGTGTATGCCCGGCGATACGTTTGACGATGACGGAGAGCTTGGTTACTGTTGGATGCACCACTTCAAATGCCATTCAGCCCGTGCATGTCACACTTGGGCAAAAGGTGGTCCAATCAAGTCAGACAAAGAATCAGCCGAATGGCAAAGAAAAAACTCCGGAGGTATGGGTGAGTAGCAAAGATCCTAATTATATTGTTAAAGTAGAACAAGCAATAGCAAAAAAGTACGGAGAAGAAACCGTACAACACCCAAAAGCCAACTGGACTGATGACAAGGAGCGAGAATATATTTCTCAATTAAAAGACCTATATAAACAAAGAGATCAATTAGAATCTGAGGAAGTGGAAATTGACGGTGTTTTTATAAATAAAAAACTACTTAATAAAGAATCGTCCAGATCTTGTCCGGTTTGTTCAACATACTCCTTTAAGTCTAATGATGATGTTTATATGTCAAAATTTGATTGTTGCGAAAAATGTTATATACAATGGGTTGAAGGTCGAGAAGACAGATGGCTAAAAGGATGGAGACCCCAAAATGAAATTAACAAAAGCACAAATTCAAAAGATAATTAAAGAAGAGCTTGAAGGTTTAGAAGAGCGCAATATAGGCCCCGATGCAGATAAGAATGTAATGGCAGCATTTAAAGCAACTGGTGATCGTGTAGAAGCATTTTTATCA